ATTTATAATAATCAAAAATTAAAGAGCAATGGACGATATTTTGAACCAAACCGTTAAGATGAGCCAAGCGGAACTGATATTCCAGTTGGCTAAGACCAATGTGGAACAAGAGGACAGGCTTAAATCTACGGAAATGAGATTGAGTGTTCTCGAAGAAGAGGTCAAGAAACTTTCTAAAAAGGCTGTCGGTGAATACGGGTGTTCCACTATGTCTGCATACGTACAGAGGCATAAACTTCCCATTTATGTAAGTGACATTGCGAAGCTCGGCAATGATGCTACACGGTTATGCAGAAAAAGGGGCTATCCAGTGAATAAGGTAAACATAGACCGTTTCGGTGTTGTGAACGTTTATCCGGACTTCATATTACAAGAGCTTCTTGATGATTACATAAGAACTACACGTCGTATTAATGGAGCTATAATGAAACCAATATAAACTATATCAATGAAATACAAGGTGTCAAAAAAAGGCTCAAATGTGGTTTTCAAGTTTGAAACCTATGAGCAGGCAGCGGATTTCTGCTATATGTATGTTATGGCAGAGCAAGTTAAAGGGAATAGATTCCCGGAACTCTCGATAACAGAGGAAGGGGGATAATCTTAAAGAGCGATGAAAGCACGCGGAAGTGTCCTGCCCTCAGTAATGCTTGGGGCAGGTTTATCAAGGAATAATTTGCCACATATAAAAGAAAGCGTAAGTACCTTATGGAGGTAAACCAACGTTCACGTTAATGACATCCTACCGTCAATCCGGGCGGTAGGTTTGGAGCCGGTTGTAATTGTTAACATGCATCATTATGAAAGTGGAAGTGGATTATAAACAATATATGGCGATGTTAAAAGCGTTCACGGAATGCGCCCAATGCAAAGCCGAGTGTTATCGCCTGCAAGCTGAAAACGAAAAGTTAAAGCATGAGGTATCGAAATCGAATGCCTGGAACCAACGCTTAGGCGACTACGAAACGGAAGGAGACAGTTTGCCTTTTTTTAATTTCTGTAAGAATTAAGTGTTGTTATGATTGGTTTTAAATGGCTCTAATCGAATATTGTGATTCGAATAATAACTATTATCCTTGATTATTCAAGGTAATATCGATTTGAAAAATATTGTATAAACGATTTTATTAATAACATAATAATTAGTATTATGAAACAAGCATCAAGTGAAATTAATCCGTATAACGGATTGTTCGGGCAGCAAGGATGGATTTGCCCGAAGTGTGGGAGGGTATATTCACCCTTTACCCAAATGTGTTTGTATTGTGGCCCTAATAACACAAATACTATTTCTAATCTTGACGATCATTCTAATACACATATCAGTGAAGAAGAATTAAAAGAAAACCGTAAAACGATATAAATATGAATCAAATCAAATGTATAACCTTCGATAGGGCAGCACAAGATGCTCTGCCGGAACATATAAAGGCTAAGATGAAGGCTGATAGACAAAAAGCAAAACGAGAGGCATATAAGAAGCTGTGCTATAACTTCGAGTATCAATTTGGCTCCAATATTCCCCATTGTGCAAAGAAGGGGGAATGTGATGAAGATTGTGAATACATGAGAAACTTTAAAAAATAGGATATGAATCGTACAATAAAATTCAGAGGTAAAAGTCTTAATACCTCAATGTGGGTATATGGCGATTTACAGCAGAAAGGCAAAAAGGCTTTCATTGAGTATGAAGTAAATCCAGAAACCGTTGGGCAGTTCACCGGACTGCGTGATAAAAACGGGAAAGAGATTTACGAGGGAGATATTGTAAAAACCAAAGAATATGGTATTGAAATTCCCAATGGAAAAGTAAGTTTTAACTCCGTCGGTTATGACAATTTTATTATCAATTATATTGATGGTGGATTTCGTCTATCAAATAATCACCGTTGCTTTTTATTGTGCAGAGGTAATCACCTTGAAGTCAATGGAAACATTTACGATAACCCGGAATTAATAAACTCTTAAATTAGTAACTCCATGGAAAAGGAAATTAAGGAAATAAGCGACTTTCTGAATATCACATGTCAGAATAATCCAGTAGAAATACAAGAAAGAATCGCCGCCACTATGGTGTATGTGGTAAGAACTGGAGAAATGCTTGCTGAAGCCAAAAGAATGCTCAGAAAGAAGAAATCCGATGAAATACAAAATACCATTATTAAGATAGCGCAAGAAAATTGCTTGTCTGCAAAGGTGCAAAATGCTTTGCTTGACAGTATCGCAGAAGAAGAATCATTTCTGGTGGACCGCCTAGATAGACTTAATGCTTCAGCAACGCATCAGTTGGATGCATTGCGTACTTTATTGAGCTATGAAAAGGAAGCTTTGCGGTTAAATAAGACTGGATATTAGAAAAAAAGTTAATCACGGAAAAATAATAGTTACAAAGTGATTGTTTTTATGTCACTTTTGTGTAGCTTTACACCGTGAAAACAATTAATCATCTTAGTGGGATTTGATGATAAACAAGATATTAATAGGCTTTCATGGAGTACATACCTTAATCCCACATCAAAGGTATGGAAACTTGAAAGCCTTTGCTTTTCAGATATGATTACAATAGACGGATACATAATAAATCAGTTGGTGAATTTCTGATACTATATTAATTATGGCAAGACCTAATAAGATAGGTTTGGGCTATTTCCCAATGGACGTTGATTTATTCCAGGACATACGAATAAGGAAACTAATCAAGTATCAGAGTGGCAAGGCTATAACAGTATATGCTCTCCTGCTATGTCTTATCTACCAGCGTGGGTACTACATGAGGTGGGATGAAGAGTTGCCCTTCATTATATCGGAACAAACCGGGTTTGAAGAGGCGTATATACTGGAGGTCATCAAAAGCTGCATGGCACTAGGGTTATTCTCCAAGAAACTGTATGACGAAGAACAGGTTATTACGTCAAAAGGGATTCAAGAACGATACCTATATATATGCAAACTGCTTAAAAGAAGAGTTGGCATTACCGAATATTCGCTTATTGATGAAGAAAAGGAACTTGTCACTTCTGAGAAAACCGGGGTTATTTCCGGAAAAACCGAGGTTATTTCCGAAGAAACGTCTTTAGATTCGGTGAAAATGCCACAAAGAAAAAGAAAGGAAAAGGAAATAAAAGAAATCTCTCTATCGAGAGATAAAGAAAAGTTTCCCCCTCCCGAGGTTTTAGACAAAACATTAAGCGAATGCTATGATGAACTATCATGTGATAGGAGCTGGATAGAAGTTGTAACGATGAATACACGTAATTCCGGTCATAAGGATTTTACGATAGACATGTTCGGAATATATTTAAAGCGTTTTTTCGATAAACTTCAAAACGAAGGAGAAGTGAGGAAATCTCCGAAGGATGCAAAATCTCATTTTGCAAGATGGTTAAATATTGAACTTCAAAAGAAATCTAATTATGAACCAAAACCAGTTACTCGCAACATCTACGAGCAAAAGCGAATTGATTCTGAGCGGAGAAAGTCTAGATTCATGGCTGAGTTCGCAGAAGCGGACGCAAGATTTCTTGCAGAGCAAGAAGCTAAACGAAAAGAAGTTGGCTCTACTGGAGAAATACCCAACACCATCCCAAATGGCGGTTGATTACAATCCTGATTTGCAAGGTAAGCTGGCTAAATCAAACCTTACACTTGCGGATATAGCCCTGAATGATAACATTCCTTTGCTTGCAAATATTCGTTCCGTGTACGGTGAGGACAATGCGGTAAGATGGTTGAAGGTACAGTTTGACAGTCTTAACGATTACGCAGAGCAAGGAAAAGGTATCGATGATTCACAATTGGATGAATTGTGCAGTTTGGTACTTGGTGAATATTATTGGATGAACCTTGCGGAAATATGCAATTTCATTTCCAGATTCAAATTAGGGAAATATGGGCAATTTTATGGCGCCATTGGGCCTATGAAAATTACTTGTTCCCTTCTGGAATACATCAAAGAACGCCGCATCGACATCGAACGCTATGAGCGTGAACAATACCGGACACAACGCCAAAAGGAGATGGAGGAACATGGCAAAAACAGAATTTCCTATTCCGAGTATCTCGAACGCGAACGTAAACTTGTCGAAATCGGTGATAAGGATGCTATTGAAAGGGCTTCAAAACGTATAGGAGGTTCCTATATGTCAACAAGTTAATTAAAGATAAAGCCTTGGAAATAAAGGTGGTAACGTTTGTTTACAAGTCGCTAAATGAGTAATTTTATATCTGTAAATCAGATACATATAAAACATAAGAGCAATGAAACCAAAGAAAGATTTGATTAAAGCTGCCGAGTCTGATGGCAGCATAGACAGATTGAACAGCCTTCTTTCAGCCGCACACATACTGAACTGCGAAGCAAACATGCTGGTGGAGGAAGCGGCAGACTTGATGAACGCCAAAGGTTTGCTACTCGGAAACGTGAAAAGGCTTCATAACAATTTCGTTAAAAGTGCAGATTTGTACTTTCTGGAATTCTCCTCACTCGTAGAGACAGAGAAATCGAAGATGGATATGTTCAGGGACATGGACGTATTAGAAGCGTCAGTATGTTTTTAGGGAATCATATATATCATGGAAAGGTTTTATCTCCCACAATAGCGACAAATGGATATTTAAAAGTTAATTTAATATTAAGAGGGAAAAAGAAGACTTGTTTGGTGCATAGGCTTGTCGCGAAAGCGTTTATAGAAAATAGAAAAAATCTACCACAAGTAAACCATAAAGATGAAATAAAAACCAATAATAATGTTGACAATCTAGAATGGTGTAGCGAATCGTATAATTGTAACTACGGTAAAAGGAATTTTTTATTGATAGAGAAAACAAGGAAGGCTGTATTGCAATTATCGGTTGATGGGAATTTGATAAATAGATTTGAAGTTTTAAATGACGCCTCCCGAATCACTGGGATAAATGCCGCACATATTTGTGATGTATGTAAAGGGAAAAGGAAATTAGCTGATGGATATGTATGGAAATACGCCACAAGTAATGTATGAGATATTCCTGGCAATAGAATCTGTAGAAAAAGGCAAATAGTATGAACGTTCACCAGACAATCCCCCGCTCGGATTGCACCTCCTTCGCCAAGTGCGGCAAGCACTCACTTGCATATTGCAGGAGGTACGGCGCGTCCGAATGCGGGCCATGTGAAATCGTGAGGAGGAAACCCCGTAACCGGGTGGTGGTTGACGGAGTGGAGCGTAAACTGTGCACCCGTTGCGGTAGAGCACTTCCATTATCCCGGTTCTTCGATAGAATAGCCCGTCGTAACGGTAAGGAATACCATCTGAAAGCGTCATGGTGCAAGATGTGTATGGCAGAGGTACAGAGCGAAAGAAATAGAAAAAATAACCAAAAAATATTGAATTATGAAACTTATAGTGAAAAAAGAGAATCATGCCTTTGATTTTGAAGGGCAAAAGCAAATGGCCCAATATTCATTTTGTATTGAGGCTAATGGAATAAAAAGCCCAAAAGATATTCAAGAAATAATTCGCCAGTGCCGACTTGTAGAGAACCAACTAACTGGCGAATCAAATCATTTTTCTGTTTCTGATAATGGAACAGTAAATTCTTTATCAGATAACACCTAGAATTTTTAGATTGAATAATCTAACATATCCACATTGAGGGCATAAAACTCCGGCTAATGGCATAAATGATATTGGGCCGCCTATATTGTAGGAGTTTTCCGAACGTTCAACAGATGTTAGCTAGTATTCGTCCGGTTGTAAGTTCATTTCTCCACTAAATCCACAGTTAGGACATGTTGGGGCAATTCTTAATTTACTTGACAGCTTGTTAAGTTGTTCTTGGGTTAATTTCATAAGCAATAATTTTTTATAATTCGACGAAAACAAAAGTAACAATAATAATTAAAGGGCATACCTATTTTGCAATAATTTTAAAATTCGACACTTTATCTTTATTCGGGTATGCCCTTTTAATCGAAATGCGTATGAAACATATGAATATTCCTGCTTTTAAGTATTGGCTCCGGATACATGGCTACCGTTTGGAGTGGTTCGGTACGGGGACAAAGAGTAATCCTAATAAGGTTAAATCAAAAAGGAAATGAAACGAAGAATAAGAAAAAAGATGCTGAAATACCCATATAGATACAAGTTGCATCAGTATTTGAAGTATGCCCACCAATGGTGTTGCGCTTTGGCGTATAAAGGGGATATATACACCTTGAAAGATGATGGTAGAATTGTAAAGGAGAACGATTGTTTATGAAACGCCTAATTGATGCTATAATAAAGAAATGGTTCTGCTGCCATGAGTGGGAATTCTTATTTGAAAGGAAAGTAGAAGTTGTTGATGATTGGGGCGATAGCAGTTGGTACACCGTACGTCACTACTTCTGCAAGAAGTGTGGTAAATACAAGAAAATTAAAAGTCATTGATTATGAAACAGACATTGGAAGAAGCTGCCCATTCTTTCGCAGAAAGTAGAAGCAGCGGAAGTGCATTCCCAGCATATTATGCAGGATTTGTTGCTGGTGCCGAATGGCAGGCAAAGCAATTCCCATGGATAAGCGTAGAAGATGCAATACCTAACAAACAAGCAAAAGGCATGTGTCAAGTGAAATATGTTGATGGTAGTATTGATGAAATGGCAATGCGAGAAGTGAATAAATGGATATATCCCTACATCAAGACTGGATATGTTACTCATTGGAAACCTATCCCCTCATTCGATGAGATACTTGAAGCAAACAAGGATGTACTGGAACGGATTAAGGAGAAAGGGGACTAATATGGAAAGGTACAGAATCATACGAGGAGAAGGGTACAACGGTTCTATCCCCATAATAATATATTGGGTACAAGTCAGAAAAGACAAACGTATTTCATCCGAATGGGTGAATGTAAAGGGCTTTGATACCTATAAGAGAGCGAAAGAGTTGTTGGATGTTTTAAATGGTGATTGATTATGGAAATAAAGAACGTAGGACAACTTAGAAAAATCATAGAGAACCTTCCCGATGATTTTGAAATCGAGATGCGTGTCAGACGCAAATTGACTGATGAAGAATTGAGACATTGCAGATACCCCTATCCTTATGATACAGAGTATTTAATTCTGGAATTTGACGATATAGGCGTTTCTGACAAGGTGCTGTGTCTGGGTGTAACTTCTAATGGATGAACGGTATGGAAGTAAAGAACGGAATAATAATAGACGGGGTGCTGCATAAGTTAGTATCAGTACATGGCAATGACCCATGCAGTCATTGCAGTCTTCACGAAAAATGTGATAAAATAGATTTTTTCTTATGTACATTAATTGCTGGACGGCATAACTCTGATGAACGTTTTATCAATCGTGGCAAAGTAACGGATATTAAGATAGAAAAGGAGGAATAATAATGAAAAAGTACAGAATATACAGATACGGACTTTTAGGCCACATTTTTGACGTTCAAATAAAAAAGTGGTATGGATGGGTGCTCGTTAAAAGGTTTAAGGTAGAAATCAAGCATAACTTAACCGACCCGTTTGAGATAAAATATGCCGAAGAGCGGGCAAAAGAACTTTTGGAAAAATTGGAGGAGGAATTATGAAATCAAAACATCCATTAGATTGGTATAACGAAAACACACCATCGGAAGATGAAGAATACGAAAAGGGATGTCTATCTATCGCCTTGATAGTAGCAATCATTTTCATTGCATTAACGGTTGTAATTTTATCTTACGAATTATGAAACCAAAACAAGTATTATCAATCGAACAGATGAAGCACTTACAGGAGCTTGGATTAGATACGAGCGATGCAAGTATGTGTGTCGAATGGAGAGAATCGGATGAAAGCAAAAAGGTTGTAACCTCTTTGGATGCCGATACGTATTACGACTATTATCATGAAACTTACACCTTGCATGACATTCTAGGGTTGTTGCCGAAAGAGATTAAATCAGGTGAAGATATTTTTCGTCTTACTATGTTCGTTATTGGCAAAATGTGGACTGTATGCTATTCAATGTCAGATGAATTTGATTACTATAAAGAATTTAGTTCTGTATCGCTTATGGATTGTGCATACGATATGTTGTGTTGGTGTATTGAAAATGGATATATTAAAAAGGAGGGTGAATAATGAAAGCAAGAGTAAAAGCAACCGGAGAAATTATCAATATTGCTGATTACGCACGTGTCACACTTGATAGATGTGATAGTTACGGGAATCCTATTGAATTAAGTTTTGATGAGGTTGAAATACTTCAAGAAAGGTCTGATAATATTGATTGGGAACAAAGACGTTATGAACTGGCGAAAGCTGCAATGCAAGGAATATTAAGTGACGAGGAAGAAGTTCGCTACGCTTGTTCGGAAGCGGATTACAAGAAGGGAGAGAAACATACAGTACCTAAAGGCATTGCCCGATTTGCTATTGCTTGTGCTGATGCTTTAATTAATGAACTGAAAGGAGATTGAATAATGTCAAGAGGAGAAATATTAAAGCTATCAGATTTGAAAGACATGCACGGCTCTATTACTTTGGAATATACGGGTATTCTTTACGCAGGTGTAGATAGGGAAAAGAAGCTCCGTGAATTGGCAAAAGTTAATCCGCAGGAGTATTGTTTTGCATTAGGAGTGAATGATGATAGTGAAATTTTCAAAGACATTTCGTCGGGTTCCTTAGTGTCGCCGATGAATTTTTTTAAGAAACTGAAAGGAGAATAACCATGAATGATGAAGAGATACGGAATATAATCAAGATTCAGTTGCAACATTTAAGTAAAGAACAGTTGATAGATGCTCTTACTGATATTTATATGGCAAGCCCAGCGTTTAAAATAGCAAACGCTTTGAGTGATTTAAAATGTACCAATATAAAAGATGCCATAGGTGGAGTACAACAAGTAAATGCAAGTTTTAATCCATTGCAACGAATAGCAGATAAGGAGGTGAATCATGAATAGTGTACAGACACAAACCCTTTCTATCAAAGGGGATAACGATGCTGTGATATATATTGATTTTTGTGATGGAGATTTATGTGCTTCTGTTGTAGTAGAAGGCAAACAGGCAGATTTTCACTTTGAGCCTACTACTTTGAAAATGTTTGCCTATGCTTATAAGTTGCATTGTGAAGATATGCTTAATAATTCTTTAAAAGGAGAATAACTATGGGATTTACAACGCCAGCATTTATACTCAAAAATACACCGGAGCTTCGGAAGAAACTGGGAGAATTAGGATATAAGGTAGGTAATGAAGCTTATATAAACGATGCCTTTTTAGCGACTGATAATGACGAGATGTTCGGGGTTGACAAGCCTTATTCTCCCGAACAATGTAACGGGTATATTCATTGCGGAACCAACGAATCTTTGTTTCTTGCCATTACTGCATTGAGGGATGATACAGACAAGAATCAATGGTTTGTATTGGACCATGACAACATATGGGAGGCTGTCGGATGCTACCAATACAAAGGGGATTTTATTCTTTGCAATCATGACCGGTGGTATTGTGGGACAGACGTAGCACAAGCACACAAGGCTACTGTAAAGGAATTGAAAGAATTCTTTTCCCGAGAAATTGAAATTCCCACAATAAGGTGGAATATGGAAGATGTCATTTATGATGCGTCTGATTATTGTCATCGTATAGGAGTTCAGAAGGTCATCGGGAAAAAGGTTGTGTATCGAAACGGAGAAGCGGTAGACGCTTCGTACTGTGTGCATTTCTACGAGAGCGGAAAAAGATGGGTCATTATGGAAAGGTTTATCGGAAGTTTGAATGCTTTCATTGTGGCAGGTGAGCGCATAATAGTTACTGACAACGTTATAATACCTTTTTGTAAATTCAATCCTGCGGATATAAACGAATCAATAAAATACAGCCTTATATGACAATGGACCTGAGAATAATAGATTTCCCGGAATACCCGTGGAAGACCTTGAATATACATAAGGACTTTAACTACTCGTACAACATCAGTCCGGGAAAGAAAATAGAGGGGGATTTGTTCGATTCCTCCAAGATGAAAGTTGTGTCCTACAATGAAAACAGCCGTGTACAGATATTGGCTGTGTGTGACCCTTACGGACCTCCTTTCTATGTACGCAGGGATATTGATGGTTTGTTATGGTCCTCATGGATAAAAATAGAGGAGGAACACTTCTGGCAAGAGATTAATGGTTGTGCGGCAACCATTAAGTTTCCTCCTCTATGTACGTCTCATTATTATTTTTAAGTATTATGAAAAATGAATCGTTTGAAAGAGCCAAAGTCCTTAAGGAAGAGATTGAAAAGTGTGATTCCCTGCTTGATTCAATCCAGAAAAGCAGCAGGGAATGCTGTGTGTATCGCGATGCCGTCAAGACATCTGGTGACATTGCGGTTATCACTCTTCCCAAGTATTGTACCCAGTACATTATAGATGGACTTTATGTAAAAAAATGCCGACTGGAGCAGGAATTTAAAGAGTTATAAATCAAAACAAGAAAAGAGGAGAAACAACCATGACCGAAGAACTTGTGACATTAGAGACAGCGAAGCTGCTGAAAGAGAAAGGGTTTCTACAAAGGAAATATCTTATAGATGTTTCTACTTTGCATCATTGTTATAAATACCTATCTGTTCCACCTCAATCGGTAGTTCAAAGGTGGCTTCGTGAAACCAAGGACCTGCATATTGGAATATGCTATTCACATAAGCTGTTTTGGTACTACGAGATAATGTCTGTATCGAACCATGTTTTAGTCGGTCTGGCAAACAGACCTTCTATTCATTACAATACCTACGAGGAAGCATTGGAAGCAGGAATACAAGAAGCATTAAAACTAATATGATTATGAAGAAAATATTATTCAACGATAAATACGGCTTAACCCAAGCTGTATTGGATGGTCGGAAGACTATGACGAGAAGGGTCTGCAAGCATGACAGACCAGATGAAACCTATGATATTGTATTCCCCGTTTTTGAACCAAATGATTACGATAATGACGGGAACATAGTATCTCCATTAAATTATGCTTTTGGTTGGAAAAACGACAAAGGAGACTTTACGGGTTGGAATATTCCAAAATACAAGGTTGGTGAAGTTGTTGCTATTGCGCAGAGCTATTTAGATTTATCCCTTGCGGAGGTATCTCAATGGAAGAGTAATGGTAATAAAACAACTATCAATTCTCTTGCAGGTTGGACTAACAAGTTGTTTACAAAAGCCGAACTCATGCCCCATCATATCCGCATTACCAATATCAAGATAGAACGGTTGCAAGACATTTCCGATGAAGATTGCTTGAAAGAAGGAATTTATAAAGGACAATGCGGAAGTGCAGATACACATTTTATGGATGCTTATTATTATAAAGGGGACATTCTGCCTTATTGCACCCCTCGTGGAGCCTTTGCCGCCCTCATAGATAAAGTCTCCGGCAAAGGTACGTGGGAGTCCAACCCTTATGTCTTCGTTTACGAATTTGAATTGATTGATTAAAATTATTATGGAAACCGTGGAACTGATAATTAAAATCTCCATCTCTTTATTCAATGCCATTGCATTAGGATTTGTCCTAATCATGGTAAGCAGATGGCGTAGGCGCATAGAGGACAAGCTGAATGGATAAGGGAATACACCCGTATAGTTTCAGAGTGTAACCGGTTCATTTATATAAACCAACTTGAATGGCTGAAAAGCGCAATGATTAATGAGGAACGGTACGAGGAAGCCGCTAAAATCAATAAATGTATTGAGGATGAATATAACAAATTAAAGAATAGGAAAAGTGATTATGAAACGTGAGATAATATTATTAGGGAAAAGACTTGAAGATTACCCGGAAACAGAATATTACGAACGAAGGCTTATCTACACAACATACAGTTCTGGCTTCAGAGAGCATAACATTGCGGCATTCAAGAGCAGGCTGAAAAAATACTTTGACTACGAAGTAATAAATCATTTCGTCAAGGACGGTAACGACTTTTGGACTACAGATGAAATTATAGCCGCTGTCCGTGTTTCCTTGTCCCTCAATCTGCTTACGGATGAAGAATGGAAGAAGGCAATCCCGATTATAGAGCGTGGCCTTGAAGCCAATAAAGCCTATGTCCGTATGCTTGACGAGATGTCGGCTATATTGGAGAAGTATTGCGAGGAATGGGAGGATTTGGGTATGCGCCATACCTTCATGCAACGTGTTCCTCATGAATGCTGGCAGGGACGTTTTAGCAAGCATAGCCAGAATCCGGAATAAAAGCCGAATTATTCATGATAAAATAGGGAAATAACAGATATGAAAACAATCTTATTTACAGCTATATTCATAACATGCATATTATGGGTTGGCGAACTTACTATAACATTCAAGCCATTTTCTATCTCACTGCCCGGTTGGTATAAGGTGGCAGGTATCCTTCTCTTTTGGCTGTCAATGGTAGTATATGCTACTGGAGAACATGCGAGAGGCTATAAGCAGGGTTTTGATGATGGAATAAAGAAATGTATTGAAATACTCAAAAAGGAATGAATAAACTGGAACACATCGCTACCATTGATTTCTGCTACTGGCGACTGGAAACACTCAATAAGCAGCTTTCCAAGCACAAATCAAACATAGAAATATTGGTTGACAAAGCCTGCGGTTATAATGAAGCGGAAGAAGTGAAAAGGGAATGTATAACCCTTTTGGAACAGATTATCGAAAGCAAGAAAGCTATCGGTGCTGACTATTCGAGAGATGATAAATTCCTTGATAAACTGAAAAGAAAAAGTATATATGATTAAATTAAGAAGATACGAAAAGGTAGATACGCGGCTATCACATTTATGCACGTTTTCCGTAGCCGGACAGCCCGTAGTTATAGGCTCCGGCTATTGCAAACGTGTTTGTCCTTATTGTAAAGGAACATTAAGCATATTAGGAATTAGATTCGTAAAATGTGATAGACCATGAGTAAACTATACAAAGTACCCCTCTTCGGCAAACCGTTCATGATTGGATGGTTCAGCCACGCGGACAAATGGTATCACAAGATTGGAATAATATATTGAGCATGAAAATTATATTTCTTGATATAGACGGAGTGATTTCCACGCAAAAGTCGCATTATGCACTTGATAAGGATGCGTGTGATTTACTTGGGAAGATTATAGATGCGACAGATGCGAAAATTGTCATATCTTCATCGTGGAGGAGAAATACGGTAGAAGATACAAAGGAAGAACTGACAACCGTAAGGCCCTTAGTACCATTCCCGTTTCCATACGCAGATAGGATTATAGGGGTTACGATAAGAGCGTATGCCTACGTTATGCAAGGTATTCATCTTGGTATTCCTCGTGGAGTTGAGATAAAACAATGGATTGACACCCATATTCACTCTGACAACGGTAAAGACTGGAATCACAAAGAGCTTGGGGTTGATTTCAATTACGTGATACTTGACGATGATAGCGATATGCTTCTTGAACAAGCAGAGCACTTTATCAAGACTGACACCTATTTAGGATTATCTGAAAATGATGTCGAACAAGCGATTAAAATACTGAAGCCATGCTTATAACAGACTTAAAAATCGGTGACTGGGTGAGAATAAAACTGCCGTCACCACAAGGAGAGAGACTTTCCATCCCCATGCAGGTAGTAGGGCTGCTTTCCAGTTTCAACAATCCAAGCCCTAAAGATACGGTATATCTTGACTTTGAAGGGAATGAGGGGGACTTATGGGAAGAAGAAGTACAGAACTTAATAAAATTAAAAGGAGGTAATTAATGAAGAATAAAATCATAGCAGGTATTATAGCCATACTATTCCTACCTGCCGTTTCTGCCATGCGTTGGGCTGTTGAACAGTTCTTGTCGGTTAGAATTGTATTCGGAATTGCACTGATAGTGCTTATTATCGTTTTAGTGTACAAGCTTTCCAAACTATTACTTGACGAATGTTCTGAAAAACGCAAAAGACAATGAGAAAAGTAGACAGACTGAAAAAACTGCATGCCCCTATTGATGACAAATACAAGAAGATTGACACAACGGTCAACGGAGACGCTGAAAGTCTTGTCGAGCAGCACAAGGAAGTGGAAAGAAGGCTACATCCATTACGTATAGACAGAAGCACGGTGATTTACGTGCCGGCAGAAAAATGTAATGAGGGATACCGCCGAAAATGGATGAAAAAGGCTGGTATGGAAAAATATATTGTCGTTGTATAATTGTAGGTATTTATCACAAAGCAAGCAAAAGTTAAACTCTTGATTATGAGTAAATTATCTGCGCAAATATTTGGCTAATTCGTTGATAATGAGTATCTTTACAATACTAAAAGAAACCAATATTACTAACAATTAAAAGATATACGATTATGAAGACAGTAGAATTTAATAAAGGTCAATCAGTAGTTGTAACCACAAAGAATGGTAAGGTAGAAGGTATTATTTCAAGTGTTGATATGAATGTTTGCACTTTTGAAACAGACTATTCAGTAGATTATTTAAAAGATGGTAAAACCTGGACTATGATTGGCGTACCTGCAAGAGCGATTGAATTAGCATAAGTTTAACCAGCAGGGAGAAATCCCTGCATAACACATAAGAGCAATGAACACATATTACAAATTTGCGCCAAACGTGTTTTTGGCAAAGTGCGATGAAAAGCATGAAAAAGGTGAAACAATTGATGTTACCACCAAGTATGGTAAAGAAAACGAAAGTATCGTTTTCAATCTGATTTTTGAGAAAGACGGTTTTTACTATTACTCCATTGTTCGGGCTGACGGCTTTAATGTTCAAGAGTGGGCGAAGCAAAGAGCAGAAAGACGCAGGGAGTGGGCGGCTTCGGCAGAACAAAAGAGTTATAAGTATTATGAGAAATCGAATAAAGATAGAGACTTCCTATCATTGGGAGAACCTATTAAGGTCGGACATCATAGTGAAAGAAGGCATAGAAAGGCAATAGATGACGCTTGGAACAATATGGGCAAAAGTGTTGAGTTTAGCGACAAAGCTGCCGAACATGAAAGAGTAGCCAAGTATTGGGAAAAACGCGCTGAAACTATCAATCTTTCAATGCCTGAAAGTATCGACTTCTACGAACATAAACTGGAACAAGCTAAAGAATACCATGAAGGCGTAAAGTCTGGCAAATACCCATGTGAACATGCGTACACTCTCACTTATGCCAAGAAAGAGGTGAACGAACTGCAAAAGAAATACGAACTGGCTAAAAAGTTGTGGGGAGATGAAAACGAAAACCAATAAAGCAATTTCACTACTCCAGTGCGGTGATTTTAAAGCCGCACTGGCTATTTTCTCCACTTTCCGCATGGGGTTTACCAAAGAAGAGCAAAGAACCTTGAAAATAGCAAGTGAGAGTCTTTCCGGAAATTCCTCGTTCTATCGTCAACTTGGAATTGATACCGACAAAGAGATTGAGAAAAGTAAATCATTGCTATTTGAGAAATATGGCTAGGGGAGGTTATCATAAATCTAAAACGGCATTGCAAATGTTTCGTGATGTCATCCAGCCATATGGAAATCTATATGAGTTTTACAAGTCTTGTAAGGATGCGGACGTGTATATTTGTTGCAAAGATGATAAAGGGCGTGAAACGGTGTTTGCAACTGGCATTTTTGCTCAAATGCTTGACTGTAAGTTACTGACAAACAAAAAGTTAAACAAAGTTTAAATCATGTATATTCCCATCTTAACTTGTTGGTAATCAATATATTATTTGTATCTTTACATATCAAAAATAACAAATTAATCAATAAGAGCAATGAATATTACAAAGGAAACAATTAGCAAATTAAATGAACTTGGTTACAATGTTTGGGCACACGATGATAACTGTAATGAAGTTCCTTTTGAAAAAGGTAATTACATCTATATAGATTATCGGTCGGTTAAGGCTCCTAAGCAAAAAGAAGTAACCGTTGAATGGTTGCTTGACAAAATCAGCGAAAAATCGTCTTATCGAAACTTATCCAATTATCTACGCAAGTTATTCAGTTCTACCATGTCTGTTTATCCTGCATCATATGGCATTGGAATAAACTCTTTGTTTGGATATAAAGACAATGTAGAAATGGTAGAAACTAAGTTGAAAGAAATAGGATTGAAATATAAGTGTGAGTTTTCTGATTGTAGATTCGTTTATCGTTTTGTTATAAGCAAAGACAGTGAGAACATAAGAATTCTTGAATCTCTAAAATCTGCATAATATGAGTAAGATAGAACAGATGATATCCGAGCTTAACCAAGTATTACACTCTGACACCTATCAGTTCGAGATTGACACCGAAGATTTTGTTTTCGGATTCAAAAATACAATCAAGAAACGTACCAAAAGTTTGGCTAAAGCAATCAAATTAAAAGTAATGCTAACCAATGATTGTGGTCGGTTCTTGTCTGATACAGTAAGAATAGTGGCAGTGCGGTTTTATAAGAACGGTCAACTAACCAAGGAGTTAAAAGCTGAGGAAATAACAGCAGCGTATAACGGATAAAATATAGAGCGATGATAACAATAGTAAAAGTGTATTTGAAAGACGAACAAGGTAATGAAGGCTGGTTCGTTACTCCTATCAACCTATCAGAGCAAGAAACCCATAAATACTATCTCGGTAATACCTTCAATATGGGACGTGAAACAGACCACATGATGAAATGTTACAAGGTTGAGACAATAAAATCATCAAATTAGATAAATTTATGACTAAAAGTGACGTTTTTTATGTCATATTATGTATCTTTACACCATAAAAATAAAAAAAGAGCAATGAAAATTTACACAAGTTATTTCGGAAATCATAGAAAGCTAGAAGCATTTAACATCAAAATGATATGTGTTGCCTTGGGTAAACCAAAATATTACAATGCTCCTCAAATAATAGAGGTGGCGCCAAGAAGATATATGCTGGATGATAAATGGACTTATGAAGAATACACGAACATGTATCTAAACGATGTCCTTTCAAAAGTCAATCCGCAAGAATTGATTCAGACTATCCAACGACACAGTGAAGGTAAAGATGTCGCTCTCTGCTGTTACGAAAAAACGGGTGATTTCTGCCATCGTCATATTTTGGCAAAATGGCTTACTGAAAATACTGGCATTAAAATAACGGAGTTTGGGGTAGTTGAGAAGAAAGAGCCTAAGTACGAACAAGCTAGTTTGTTTTAAAGATATGTGTGAGGCTTTTTATGGTTATGGATACACACGTAAATTGAAAACGGAAACCATTGACAGCTTGGAATAGACAAGCATTTGCGGAAATAGCTCATCGGTAGAGCATTGGCATTCCAGCCAAAGAGTGGGGTTCGATTCCCTGTTTCCGCTCTAATGCCGTTAAACTCGGCTCGTTGATTGAGGTTGTGTAAAGTAAGCGACAAGGTTCGATTCCTTGCATTTAGTTGGTACTGCAAACAATCTGACAGCGTGGAAAGACACGCAAATTTGGTAGTATGGCGGAATTGGTAGACGCTGACAACTCTTAGTAGACTTGGTTACGATGTTATGAAAACTGGGCATCATTGTAAAACGAACCAATCCAGTGTTACACGGAAGATGTAGAAGATTGCCAAGCATTGCAGGTTCGAGTCCTGCTGCTACCTCAACCCTTATAGTAGCGATAAGCAAAAGCAAGAACATAAAAGCTTGTGTAATTTACGGGGTGATGGGAATTTCCATCTGACACGACTGAAAGAAGCCGAAGAATTGTATAAGTGTTCTTGCAAGTAGCTTGAAGGATGATTGAATTTGCGTTAAGCCTGCCGGGAAAACGCTCGGCAGGTTAACGCAAAATGTATATGAAGTTATATACAACCTAAATATATGGACGATAAAGGACTAATAAGAGCATGTGAAAACTCCGGCTGCGGTTGGAAGTGTTGTTCGTTCGGGTCGGACGGACATATTGTAATTCTCCCCCATGAACTTGACGGGTATGAAAAAGAAATTTCCCATTTACAGATTATAGATGATAATTACTTTGGCGGTAAAAAGGTAAAATGTATCGCTAGAGACTGCAAATCATGTGATAATGGTTACAAGCCTATTATGTGTAGAACTTATCCTTTGTGGGTAAAGTCGGTAAAGAGAGGCTTTGTTTTTCGTAGTGGTAAATGTCCGTTGAAGAATGAACAACTTACAAAGCATAAGGAATTTGTATTAGATATTTTCGACAATTATAGAAAAGTATTGTCGCCTAAAGTTGATATAGATGTATTCCTTTCTAAAGCATGGATTGACCGTTACGAACCATTATTCCCAACGCATAAAGGAAGTATAGAATATAAAATGCAGGTCAAATCTTTGTCCATGTATGATATATCCGATATTGAAAAAATGGAGCAAGCTCTTATTTCCAGTCCGGATATGTGCTTTGCATCGGAACCGGAAGATATAGTAAGGTGCTTGCAATCTGATTGTAGTTTCGGATTACTGGTAAATGACAAGCTGGTTGCTTATTCGCTTGCATACTTGACTGAATATGGTACTGCCTACATAGATAAATGCTTTGTCCATGCTGATTATAGGGGAAACGGATTTCAATATGTACTTATTAATGCGAATATAGCGAGGTTAGTTGCTAATGGCGCACATGAAATATTTGCTATGACTTCTCCAAAGAATAAAGCAAGCATTAGGAGTTTTACTAATGCTGGATTTCAATTTAAGCGAGACACTAAGTACAAAGGGATTGAACGTTTAATTTTAAAGTGGGAGCTATGAAAGTTATAGTTTATACCAAGAATATAATTGAGAATATCGAAAAGGCGCAAACACTTGTTAATGCTCCTATTTCGTTAATGTTCAAAGATTTCTACGAGGATATTTATGGACATATCGCGGATAAAATAAACAATAAGATTTTTGGTCTCCATTTAAAAGACAGTATATGCTATTCTATTGGTAAGGCAGCCAGACACCAGAATGGGGCAGTTGCCGTTACTACGTATGATGCAATGGATTGTGTCGTGAATAGATGTATTCCAAATATCTACATCCCTATCGATGGTTTTGATAATAGAGAAGGTGTAAGCCTATATGAGGCAAAACAGATAGCCAGAATGGTTCGTGCATGTGATGACAATTCTCATGCCTATGGAATGATTACTTCTGGTTGCTTGAATGAAAATAGACCGTCACTACGACGATTGTATGATATCTGGAATACACTAAAAACAAGTACAGAATCAATTAGTTTGGGTGGTAGCTTTTGGCTGGGACAAAACGAAAGACTTCCGGATTTCATTAGCGATGTACGTATAGGAGAGTATATGTTGTTTGGCACAATTCCGTATAATGAAGATGAATACAAATTAGGGAGGAATGGCATTGAATTAAGTACTAAAGTTATAGGTGTTTTTCCGGACCGCAACCAGATACTTCTTGATTGCGGCTATTCTATGGCTGATATGCAGGATTGCTCATGTGCAAATAGGGAATTGGTCTATTCGGATTGCTCCAGCGAATACACTATGATGAAGTGTTGTGGCAGAGCTTCAGATTATTGCATTGGTGATGTTGTTACGTTTGTTCCCAATTATAAATCATTAGTCAAGTTGAGATATGCAGAACATGAATATAGATAAACCTTGGATTGACTATATTGCCAATCGTACATTTGGCATGGAATTGGAGTTTGCCGATGGTGAAAAACAGCGTATCCCACTTCCATCCGGTTACAAGTGGACGGACAACAAGTTGACCATGATGAATAATTCGGATGGTTCGGCTGTTACACATCACGGTCAGTTTGGCGGTGAGATAAACACTCGACCATATCATTATTGTATGGAAGATTTGCAGGAATTGAAGGACTTCATTCAGACCATGAAAGATGCAGGGAGCTATCTTATGTGGAATGAAGGCTTTGATGCACATCTGTACATTAGGGATATGGATTTGGATGTTATTAAGCGTATGTTTGTCCTCTCTTATTATACTGCATATCCTATCAAGCGGATATTTGACATCGCGGAATGGTGGGAAACAAAATACCTTGTGCCTAGCCCACCTTGGGATGTGGTAAAGCGTGTACTGGAAGCCGATAATATCGATAACTTGCTGAAGGTCTTTAACAATGGTTCAGACAGAGGGCATATCCGGTATTGGCTTAATTTATGTTCCATTGAGAAGATTGGAACGGCAGAGTTTCGCATCTTCAATAGCTCTTGGAACTTCGACAAGGTGCTGGAAACAATCAAGTTCATGTATTCATTTGTAGAGTATGCCTACTTACATGAAGATATGGAAGAGTATAAGCAACTTACTACAGTTGATAGGTGTCTTGAGGTGTTTCATATTGACTATTCTAAAGTTCCCCAAAGGCATAAACCGCTACTTTGGGCGGCAGAGCACTCGGATAATGTCACTATAGTAGGTTCCATGTTCAAGAAGTCAAACCGAATGCTTTCCTTCATCAAGAAAGAAGCGGCCAAGTTTGATGTTGCTCATGTGGTAAACTCATATTATATGGATATAGAGCAAGTCCTTACCAATAGGGAAATTAAAGTTTACACCAAAGAGTATTTTATCTACATGATGTACAAGGCAATCAGGGGTGAGATAAAAGAACTGCACTTTAATGATGAATATGATTTTCTGAACATCAAATCTGAAATCCCGGCTGAAATCATAGCTACCATCCATCTTTTCAACGCGATTAAGAAGCACAAAAACTCGCAGGATATTTACCATAAGTCTCTTTATGACGATTTCATGTCTAAGTTGGAGTATTATCATAAGAAGTATGCGGAACGTTATCAAAAACTTGTGGATAGCCTTAAAAGCAAGTCTATTGAAGTATCCTATTGTGCTGATATATCAGATGCTATTCTTAATTGCAAAGAGAATGATATACTAATCTATCAGAATGAATTTCATTCCGGCATGAAAGCCACAAGCAACGCATTACAGCGTTTCTTGCTGGATGATTTCGGATGGCAAGAACGAACTAAAACGAAATATGCAGAAATAGATGAAGAACAAGTTAATTACATGGCTCTCTCACAGCATGGATTTATGGGTAGAAGAGAGGTATTCAAAGACCAACGCACATATATTTGGTCTAATGTGGTAGAAAGTGGAGACAGCAGTTTTAGTAAACGGGCTATCATCCCTCTAAAATATAAACGGTTGCCGGATGATTATATGCTTACAGATAAAAGCAAGCTCCGGTTTGTACGTGCTTCTATGGCAGAGATTGATTATCTGCGTATGATTTACTTGAAAAAGGGTATTATTCTAGGTTCTGCACCGTTCTGTTATTTATGGTTTTTGGATGATTATGTGTTCGGAGCTTGTATGTTTGATTTCTTGAAGGTAAGTAAATATGGCATGGATGCAGTTTGGATGAAGTCGGATTTTGTGATAGACCATCCATTACCAAAATTGAGTAGATTGCTAATAATGGGTGTACTTTCGTCAGAGTTCAAATGTGAATTGGATATAAGATATAAACATGAATGTGGAGTGATTGCCACTTCTGTATTTACCGATAAACCGGTAAGTATGAAGTATCGGGGAGTGTTCAAACTGCATGAACGCTGTGTTGGTAAACTCCATTACATACAGGATGCAGGTATTCGTGGAAAATTGGACGATATTTTAAAAGCTTTTGTGAAAAAATACGGTGATGAGCCGAGAAAGGGATAATAAATGGGAAAATTCAAGATAGCGGAAGTGCAATTATCTGACATTAAGCTGGTCAAGAAAAATGCTCATTTTATGCAGCAGGACACGTTTAATGCCTTAGTGAATAACATTCGTAGGGACGGTCAATTATCGTCTGTACCGTTTTGTGTAAAGCATTCGGATGGTTCTTATACGGTAGTAAGTGGTAATCACCGAACACAAGCGGCAAAGATGGCCGGTCTTACATCCATCCATGTTATGTACATAGATGAAGAAGAGACTACAAACGATTGGTTGCTGGCAACACAATTGTCACATAACAGTATAGTTGGGCAGGACGATGCGGAAGTATTGAAACAGCTATTGGACGAGATAACGGATGTCGCTCTAAAAGAATATGCGCATATCAGCAATGAAGTTCTGGAAAGCGTGAAGGACATCAACTATACGGTTGAAATGCCGAATAACGAAATCGTTCCGGTAACTCTCATGTTTGTTGATACGCAGAAAACTACATTTGATAAGTTGATGGAAACGTTGGATTGCTATTCGGAAAAAGAACTTGGTAATCTAACTTTGGTGGATATGGATACAATGCACCGATTGAATGAGGTGTCGGCCAAAGTTCAGACAAAGTATAAAATTAAATCTCAGGCTTTGAGTATTTGTAAGATGTTGGAAATCGTAAACAATGTATTGGAGGGCAATAAAGATGGCACAGAAGTATAGGCTTAATACCAGACAGAAAAAACAGTTGTTTCTTAAAGCGTTGGACACAAGAATGCTTAATGTAACATCTGCATGTGAAGCTGCGAATATATCCAGAACTCTTGCTTATAAGTGGAAAGCAAACGACCCGGATTTTGCAGAGAAATGGAAGGAGGTTGAGGAAAGTTTTTACGATAAATTGGAAACTACGATGTTCGCCAAAGCCTTGACGGAGCAAGATAATACTATGCTTATTTGGCTGAGCAAGACCAAAATGAAACATAGAGGTTATATTGAAAAGGTGGAACAGGATGTGAATGTGAATCCGTTTGAGAAATTGATGCAAGAATTGCCGGACGACGAAGAATGACAATATCAGATGGAAAAGCTTTGCGGAAAATCAAATCATGGACTGAGGACTGGAATAGGTTCGTCCGTGATGCCCTTAAGGCACGTTTGGATAAAGAACAGCAGGATATAATTTCTTCTGTTCAATATAACCCGATGACAGCCGTTGCATCAGGTACAGCCCGTGGCAAGGACTTTGTGGCCGCTTGTGCGTCTTTGTGCTTCATGTATCTTACCCCTCGTTGGAAAGATGGAAAGTTGACAAAAAACACAAAAATAGCCATGACGGCACCGACGGTCCGTCAAGTGCAGAATATCATGATTCCGGAAATATCGCGCTTATACAGAAATGCGGGCTTTCTTCCGGGCAGATTGTTGTCTTCCGGTATAAAGACTGATTATGAAGAATGGTTCCTAACAGGGTTTAAAGCTGGTGACGACAATACAGAAGCATGGTCTGGTTTCCATGCTGTGAACACAATGTTTGTTGTTACTGAAGCTTCCGGTATATCAGAAGCAACATATAACGCCATTGAAGGAAACTTACAAGGTAATTCTCGCTTTCTTATTGTGTTTAACCCGAATGTTACTACTGGTTATGCTGCACGTGCGATGAAGTCGGAACGTTTTGCAAAGTTTCGTCTTGATTCTCTAAATGCAGAAAATGTTGTATCAAGAAAAGATATTATTCCTGGACAGGTGAATTATGAATGGGTAAAGGACAAGGTTTTAAACTGGTGCTCTCCGTTACAAAAAGCAGATTTCAATGAAGGCGAGGGGGATTTTATGTGGGAAGGAAAACTGTACCGTCCTAATGACCTTTTCCGTGTAAAGGTCAGAGGCATGTTCCCTAAAGTTTCCGAGGATGTACTTATACCTTACGAATGGATAGAGATTGCAAATAGGAATTGGCAAGAATTGCAGACAAGTGGTTTTACTCCAGCCAAATCTTGTAAATTAGGAGTTGACGTTGCCGGTATGGGACGTGATAATAGCGTGCTTTGTCCCCGATATGGCAACTATGTACCACAGTTTGAGGTGCATCAATCTGCCGGACGTGCGGACCATATGCATGTGGTTGGTATGACAATACCTTATTTGAAGAAGAAAGGAGCAAAAGCGTTTATTGATACGATAGGGGAGGGTGCAGGTGTCTATTCCCGTTTGTTGGAAGAAGAATTTACAAATGCTTTTTCATGCAAATACTCGGAAGGGGCAGATGGATTGCATGATATTACCGGAGAGTACGAATTTGCCAACATGCGTGCATATCTGTATTGGGCTTTACGTGATTGGCTCAATCCTAAAAATGGTTTTGGTGCAGCTTTGCCACCGTGCGACCAGTTGATGGAAGAAGTAACTGAAACCAAGTGGAAATTCCTTAGTAATGGAAAGATTATTATTGAACCTAAGGAAGATGTCAAAAAACGTATTAAACGTTCTCCTGACTGGATGGATGCATTAGCGAATACGTTTTATCCTAGAGATTACAGCTTTATTAGTGAAGAAGAGTTGCTTAAAGACTTTTTGTAGTTGTGTTTCTTTTAGTACCTTTGTAACCGAAACACTTCTAATTTGTGTTTTCATTGCTCTTATGTGCACTGGCTTGTGAAAGTCGGTGCATTTCTGTTTTACAAGCAAAAGTTAAACTCTTGATTATGAGTAAATTATTTGCGTAAATATTTGGCTAATTCGTTGATAATGAGTATCTTTACAATACTAAAAGAAACCAATATTACTAACAATTAAAAGACAAGAGCAATGAAAGCAACAATTATCCAAGAAAGAACAATAGAAAAATTTATCATGTCAGAGTTTGTACAAGGTAATTTGGATACGAAAGAACAAGTAAGTTGTATGCTTCTTCTGATTCAGAAAAAAATGAATATGTCAGTAGAGCAAGCTGGCTGCTTTTTGAGAAACGCAATTGGTCTTAACAATTAATACACATGATTATGAAGGTATATGATATAAATGGAAATGTGGTAGCAGAAGGTTACTTAGTACCTAATCCCAATTTCATCCCTAAAGGTGAATACAAAGAAACTGAATTGGATTATCAAAAAAAGCGAGCTGATATGTTGATAACTTCAATTGATGGAAGTTTCTATGAAATCAGTTTGCCTAAAAATACTGCACTTCGTCAGAAGATAAACAACGACATAAAAGGATATGGCAGAAACGTAAGAAGGTATAATGAAAATATAATTCATGTAACAGAAAAAGTACTAAAGCTTCTGCAAACTAAATATGCTATAATGTGCGACTTTTAATATACGATTATGAACTCAATAAACGAAAAAGGTTGCAGCGTATGCCAACCAGATAAAGAGAATTACACTACCTACAACACCAGGTTGAGAGGAAAGAGAGTGAGAATGTACCAGTACGATTACCGTACTGAAAGTGGTGAGTTATTTTCTTGTTGTGCGCCTACCTTAGAGGCGTGCAGAGAAAAACGGGATAAATGGCTGCAAAGTCATTGATACAAGTTACGGTAAGTGATTTAGAAGAGAGAGTATCGCATACCCTCTCTTTATGTCCGGTATTTACAAGGCCATTTCGTGTTCAAGTTCTTTAGATATGGCTTTATTGATAAACTCATTAATTGTTGTGCCAGTGCTGGAAGCGAAAGCAGCTATACGGGAGTGCAAGTCTGGTGACATTCGTAGATTTAACTTTCCACTATAAGGCTTTTCAGGCTGTATATCCCTTTCTTTACAGTTTTCAAGATAAAAGTCTATAGATTCCTCGAAGTCTTTACGGACCTCATCAACAGACCTCCCTTCATAAAGGATTGACGCTTTTCTCAACCCTTGCACCTTGCCAAACAAGCAATTGTCTTCCGGACTGTATTCTACAGAACCGGAATATCCTTTGTATTTTAAGAGTCCCATAATTATTTTGTTTTGGATTGTTTATATTTCTCAATCAAATTGTTTTTCTTTATATGCTCGATTATTCCTTTTATCACGTATGATTTCAAGATGCTTCCGGGATGTGGCTTATGTAAAATGAAAGGGGCTTCCTCGTCTGGTCCTATAAATTCAACACGAGAACCTGATGTGGCACCTTTGTTACTTTCCTTATATCCAAAAATCCCGAATAAGCGTTTTGCTTCATCATAGGTAAAATCCTTTGGGCATGACAAAATGCGCTCTATTAGTTTTTCCTTTGTACCCATAATTATTCGTTTATACAAAGGTACTAAAAATAGTACCAAGCGCAAACGGATAATATAAAATATCGGATTTAAAGTGAGTTTTTTTGTTTAAAGTGACATTTTTATAGCCACTTTTGCTATATTTGCACCATAGCATTTGATGCTAACGTGCTCCTTCACGTTACCGGGTAGTACGTATTGTGCTATCCGGTTTCTTTATAGAGAATATTATTATGTTCAACTAATCACCGTATGAAGATGTACGGAACATGCCTATGGACGAAATAACCGCTATTTTAGACAGTTCACGACCTATTGATAACATCATCAATGACTTGAAAGAAAAATCAGTCTGTGTCCCCTTATGGGATGAGCTTATTAAAGACTATGAACCTACGTTACATGCAATAGTTTCTGATACAATTACTAGAAAGGACAAAACAAAATCTGATGGTACAACAGAAAAAGCCTCACGTATCTATCTAGGTCTTGAAAAACTCCTTACAAAGCGAATGACAGAGTTCATGTTTTCCATTCCGGTAAAACGTGTCTATCATAATATAGAGGACAATGAAACTCGCCAACAGATAGCGAAAGCAATTGAAAACATATACAAGTATGCTCGTATAGACAGTGAAAACATTAAACGCGGCAACGCCTATTTTGCATCATGCGAGGTGTTTACCATTTGGTATACGGTTGAAAATCCCAACTCTTTATATGGTTTTCAAAGTAGGTTCAAATTAAAATGCAAGACTTACTCTCCGATGGAGGGTGTGAGGTTGTATCCGTTACTTAACGAACTTGGGGATATGGTTGCTATGTCATTTGAATACTTAAAGAAAGTTAAAGATAAGGAAATTTTATTTTTTGAGACCTATACTTCCAAATTCCATTACAAGTGGAAACAAAATGGTGAAGGATGGGAACAAATCAAAACGGAACCAATAACTATATTGAAGATTCCAGGTGTCTATATTTATCGTCCGGCTCCCATTTATCATGGTTTGTCTTATTTGCGTAATGAGATAGAATATACCCTTTCTCGTAATAGTGATGTAATAGCATATAATTCAGCTCCAATTCTTAAAATAGCCGGTGGTATAAAAGGAGGAGAGGATAAAGGAGAAAGCCGTAGGGTTTACCGTGTAGAACAAAATGGTGATGTGTCTTATGTTTCATGGTCTCAGGCTATCGAAGCTTTGAAATACCATGTAAGCACTCTGACCAATATGTTCTGGTCTCAATCGCAAATGCCGGATATATCATTTGAGAACATGAAATCACTTGGCAATATAGGATTTGATGCCCGTCAAACGTTACTTACTGATGCTCATCTGAAAGTAGGTGATGAAAGTGGTGCCTGGATAGAAGCTTTTGAACGTGAATGCAGCGTAATCAAGGCTTTCTTGAAAAGCATGAATACATCATGGGAAAAGGAGATTGACAATGTAGAAGTTGAACATGTAATTACTCCATTTATTCAAATGGACGAAGATGCAATGACTGATAGGCTTATAAAACAGAATGGTGGTAAGGCAATCAAGAGTCAGTTGCAAACTATTAGAGAGGCTGGCTCTAATAATCCGGAGGCAACTTTGGAGCAGATACAGAAAGAAGATGCGATGGATTTACAAGCAAAGCAATCAAGAATGAACGGTTTATTTGAAAGTGCGGAATAAATATGAAAAAACATTCAAAGGTAATTATGGTAGAATATGTTGTACAAGATTGTCCTATCTGTGGTAAAATCGTGGTGAAACATTGTTTATATCCGAAAGTTGATAAAAATCAGGAACAAACTCGCAGATGTCAAAGAAGATAATCTTTCAATCAAAATATCATTGTCGGGATTGCGTGCATAGCTATGACTGGCACGAAAAAAACTTAAAAGGTGAGTTTTTCATGTGCCGTTGCCCTTTCTTTGAGTGGAGTAAGTTTTTGAATAGGGATATATGTGATAAGTTTAAGAAAAAATGATGAATTATTAAAAATGTGCTATTTATTTTAGTATAACCCTCGTGATTTTTCTGATAAATTACAGAAAGATATTAAAAATAGGACGGTATGGCAAGGCCTAAAATTCCAAACCAAAAGAAAAAATATCAAGAACTCAACACAAGGCTGAATAAGTATGTGGCTTTGGTGGAGCAGATATATGATACCTTGAATTTGGAAGCAGCTAAGGCTGTGTCACGCACTGATTATTCGGTCGATAGTGGAAAGCCGTTTAAATGGTCTGATTATCCACAGACTAAAAAACAGATAGATGATATACAGGTTCAATTTGTTAATGATATTCATACGATTATTTATCGAGGTACATCTGAAGAATGGAAGAATAGCAATGAAGTGCAAGACTTGATGGCAAATAAAGTTTTGAAAGCCTATAATGCCCAAGTAGATAAAGAAAAGTATAAGGTTTTATATCAGACTAATCATGATGCTTTGAAAGCGTTTCAAAACCGGAAGGATAAAGGCTTCAATGTCTCTGCAAAACTTTGGCAGCAGTCCACCATCTATAAGCAAGAGCTTGAAGCTGCTATTTCATGTGCTATTCAAAAAGGCACTAGCTCTATAACTTTGAGTAAGCGGATAAGCAAGTATCTTCTTGATTTCTCGTTACTGCAAAAGGATTACAAGGATAAGTACGGAAGTGCGGAACATTTAATGGATTGCGAATACCGTTCTATACGTTTAGCCCGTTCTGAGATAAATATGGCCTATAGGACGGCTGAAAATGAACGATGGAAACAGATGGATTTCGTGGTAGGATACGAGATAAAATTGAGCGGAAACCATCGTCATCGTATGCCACATGGGGATATTTGCGATACTCTTGCCGGGAAATACCCTAAAGACTTTACATGGACTGGCTGGCATCCGAATGATTTATGTTACAAGGCGCCTATCCTCAAAACGGAAGAAGAGTTTTGGGAATGGGATGGTAGAAGTGAACCTACAACTGAAAGTGTGAATAAAGTCAAGGATGTACCGAAATCATTCAAGCAGTGGGTTGCTATAAATTCGAAACGCATAGCAGGTGCAAGGAAGCGAGGTACTTTGCCGTATTTTTTAAAGGACAACCCGTCATATCTTAAATAACAATCGCTTGTGTATAATTACAAGCGATTTCGTGGTGCAGTTTACAAGGTGCTCTTGTAGCGTTCGTTTTATTATAATAGTTTAACATATAAAAGCGGCTCTAAAAGCGTCACTTTTCTTATATTTGCATAAAGCATGTGAAGTTACATGCAACCGTACTTGTCGTAAATACTGATTCATTGCTCTTAATGTATTAAGGTAAGAAGGTTGACGGTCTGCTTGCATGTAAATGTTTGCAGGCCGTTTTTATTAATTAAATCATTTCACAATGAACAGAAGACAACAAGTGTTCGTAAAGTTGAAACTTAAAGCGAAGGCGTTAGGGTTCAACTCTAAGGAATTGAAGGGTATCGCCGCTAAGATTGCCGATAACCTTATTTCCGCTGATGATGCCTCAGAAGAGGATGTAAACGCTGAGATTGACGAAAAAATTGAAGCGGTTCTTCCTTACCTTACTTTCGGCCAGTCACAAGCCAACCGTTTGCTTGATGAATGGAAGAAAAACCACCCTGAAACAGATGACGATGATGATGACGATGATGATGATACATCGGGCATGCAAGCACGCCAGACTGGTTCAAAAAAAAATCCCCAAAACAAAGGAAAGAGCGATGATACTCCGGAATGGGCTAAAGGTCTAGTGCAAACGGTTCAATTGCTGAATAATGAAATCGTAGCGTTGAAAGGTGAAAAAGTTACTACTACACGTAGGGAGAAGCTTGAATCCCTTTTGAAAGATGCTGGTACATTCGGGACCCGTACATTGAAATCCTTCAATAAGATGAAGTTTGAAAATGACGATGAGTTCGATGAGTTCTATTCCGAAGTGGAGGAAGATTTGAAGGCTTATAATCAAGAACGTGCCGATGCGGGTCTGTCCAATTTGGGAAATCCTCCAGGCTCGGGAGGTGGTAAGCCTAAAGATGAAGAAGTATTAACTGATGAGGAAATTGACGCTATTGTTAGCAACCTTTAGTCTCATCTAAAAACTGAAAAAAATGGCAGGAATAGTAAACTTGGCAAATGAAATGGAAACATTCGATGGTGGACTCGATTCTATTGTTATTCGCCGTAAAGGAGGAAGAATTATAGGTGGTCGTTCATTGAACGTGGAAGGCTATGCTGAAAAGTATGTAAAAGCCGGGCATATCATCATTCGTAACAAAAATGATGAAAATGAATACAAACCCATGCCGGTATCGGGAGGTTCGTATTCATCTCTTCCGTCCAATCATGAATATGTTGGCGTTTGGGTACGCACTACTCTTGCAAGCGATGCGAGAGGCGCCATTCAGTATGACGGGGAAATCAATGATAAGGCCTTGCCTTATCCGATTGACAGTATCAAAAGCGACTTGAAGGAAGCGTTGCCTTCATTGTATTTTATGCACGATTAAATTAGAGGAGGAAAATTAAATGATTGCATCACAATTTGCAGACTTATCAAGAAGAATCTTCCCGAAGTTGCAGAACATCGTGGAAAAAGAGGGAGGTGAGCGCAATGGTGCTAGAAAACGCACCTACCTTCACAAGACTATGCTGCGTAAAGTATATTCCGCAGACCAAAAATGGACCAGTGCGTCTGTTGATACTACGTATGTAAAAGCGGACACTATTTCAATGAACTCTCCGCTTCCAATCAAGAAGCGTGATTCGTTGGCGCATGCAAGCGGTGTCCTTCCAAAGCAGGGTATTTCTCGCGTTATGGAAGAGTCGGACATCAATACTATAAACATTATGAGGGCTCAAGGGAATCAGTGGCCGCAGATTGCAGCAAAGTTGACCAATGATCCTTTGTTCTGTTCGATAGGTCTGGATGAGTCCAACGAAGCGAACTTCCTTACAGCATTATGCGAGGGGATTGTTGCAGTTGAAGACTTGACGAATGTCGGAACAGCATTGCGTGTTGATTTCGGTTATTTGCCAAAGAACGGTTACGGAGTCAATGTTCCCGGTGAAATAACATTGGATGACATCGAAAATGTGCTTTCCGCAGCCGATGCGGACGGTAATTCAATCACCACTATCTGTATCGCTTCGTCTACCTATAAGAGGCTTCGCCAGACACAAGGTGCCAAAGAATTGGTGGCCACTTATAGAGGGCAGACATTTGACAGCAACACTTCTTTGCCGACCCCTACCGCCTCTTTATTTGACGAAGCGTTTGCAGATGCTTACAATGGTGTGAAATTTTTGAAGATAGACCGTTCTATTATCAGCGAAAAGGACGGAGTTCGCAAGGCTTACAAGCCATGGAATGCCAACCGTCTGGTCTATCTGACCACTGAGAATGTCGGAAGTCTGGTATGGGGCACATTGGCAGAAAAAACAAGCCCGGTAGAAGGTGTGGTTTACACCACGGTTGATGATATGAAACTTATCAGCCGTTACAGAACGACTAATCCGCTAACCGAAACCACAGCCGGACAAATGCTCGCGCTTACGGTTATTGAAGGTGTGGACCAAATCTATTATCAAGACATAACAGATGCGCAAGCCGTAAATACGACGGAAGAGGCTAAAGACTCCACTGATGTAAAGATTACAATTTGGGGGAACACTTACAAGAAACCAGAGTTTGTTGCCGAATACAACAAGATTGCAAGTGCAAACCTTGCATCTACTGTAAGTGACAACAAGTTGATAAATGCGGTGAATAGGCTGAGCGATTCTGATGAAGCTAGGCTGAAAGCAGCGGTTGAATCCCATAAAGCAACAGAGTAAGCCATGAAGACAGTACAGCAAGCCCTCAAAGATGAAATACACTACCCGATTTCAGAAGGTTTTGTAGAGAATGTTATGATTAAACGTAATCTCAAGGCAGATGATGAGTTTGATTACGACATGGCTCATTCTGATAACTATCAGGGGGCTGTTGCTGACTGTCTTTGGTCTTTAGTTCAGGCTATCAATTTTTCTGAAGCAGACAAGTCTTTCGGGGCTTTGTCTGATAAAGACAAGGAACGTATTCTGTTACGTGTTAACTCTATCTACAATGCTATCGGTGAGCCTTCGGTAGAACTGGAGCCTAAGCCGATGGTATATGTAGGTGATTGTTTGTTGTAGAATGGCAGTATTGAACAGAAATCCGCACAAGTTGCAATATCTTGTATCCGCTTTTGGATATGAGGATGAAAATGGAGATTACCATTCTGGAGAAGAGCATTGGGAAGGTGATATTCCTTGTGATGCTGTCCCTTCCGGTAAAGCGGATGAAAAGGAATTTGAAGACGGTGTGACACGAAAATATTCCTATGAGGTGCACAACCTTCCTCCGGACTGCCGTAATTTTACAATAGGTGACAGGGTGAAATTGATTCTTTTGGGAGGAATTGAGAGGGAGTTTAATGTGAAAGGTTTTCATCGTTACCAACTTCAGTGCAAGATTTGGGTTTAGGATATGGGAATAAGAATGACTACCAAACTGGATGAGATTCATAAAGTACTGATGAAAGAAGCGGAACGGGTTGAAAGGCTGACAATACGCGCTTTGTCGTATCTTGGTGAACAATGTGTTGTCAAGGTACGTGATAGGGGCGGTGATAAAAGTTGGTATGACCAGTCTGGTAATCTGCGTAGTTCAGTTGGTTATGTAATAGCCCATAATGGTAGCATTGTACAATACTCGGACTTTAATCAGGTTAAAAACGGTTCAGAAGGCGTAAAAAACGGCAAGGACTTGGCAAAGGAGCTTGTTAGGAGATACTCCAATGACTATGTCCTTGTTGTGGTGGCTGGGATGAACTATGCTGAATATGTGGAAGCGATGGCTAACAAGGACGTGCTTGCGTCAACGGAATTATGGGCAATAGACCAAGTTCCCAAGATGCTTGAAAAATTAAAAAGACAGATTGCCAAATGATGAAATCAGACATTGAAGTATCGAAGTTCGTATATCACAAGATTAAAGGCTCAATCCTTGAAAGGAGCGTAACCGGTAAATTGAGTGATAGGGGAAGGCCGGATAAATCGGACAAGGAGGATATTGTCATATCGGTACTTGCTAATGAGGGATGCGGTCAAATCCAACGGGCTTATGTGAATGTCAATGTGTATGTAGGTGACCAATGGAATTCGAGAACGAAAGCATGGGAAAAACATACGCTCCGTATAGGAGAATTGTGTGATTTGTGCAAGTTTCTCTTTTATATACGTAAAGAAGAGTTCCATACTATTCCCAAAGAATGTAGCCAGAAGGTTATGCCTGTAGGCGTTTCGTTTGAGAATGGTCGTGCAGAGCATTTCATCAACAACAAGCTGTACATTGAGATATGTAATGAATAATTGTTAACTATATTAAGCGATATAGAACTATGGCAGTAATCGGGTGGGGAAAACCCCGTATATTCGTAAAAGATTTGGATGCATCTTCTCCAAAGTGGGAAGAACTTCCAACACCGGTAGAGGATTCTACACAGTTGACGACAACAAAAGGAGATAAGCAGGAAGCAAAGATTGAAGGTGGGGAAAATGAGGATGTTAAGTACGGCAAGAATACGTATGCTCTTGCTCTTAATATCCGTGCTGCAAAAGGGCGTAAAAGACCTATCAGTGACAGTGACGGAGTGGTTGCCCACAATTATGCAGTTGCTTTACAACCGGAAGACCCGGATGTTCAAGGCTTTTGCATGGAAAAGACCACTGTTTCTGTCGAAGATACGTTTACTACAGCGGACGGTGGTATTTGGGCGTATATGTTTGATGCCTTAAAACCGGGAGCTGATAAAAAGCAGATTCAATGGGGTAAGATTATTGTAACGGAATCGGCTGGCTCAATTTCTAAGATTGAATGTGACCCGGAAGATGAATCAGGAGAAGGAGACAAATTTGAAGTCGCCCCTAATTCCAGCGTGGGAGGTTGAGTTTTCAATAGGTAATGCCGAACGTGGGGGCTTTATACCCACGTGTATTGCGGAAATGGTGTAATGGATGCACGTATGTCAACCAGACATTAGGTTACAGTTCAATTCTGTATTTCCGCTCTGTTTTTTATATAGTTGATTCTCGTACTTTTTCAGGGCCAGTTGTCTGTGAGGATAGCTGGCGTTAATTTTAAAAAACAGTAACCGTTATGGCAGAAGATAAAAAACTCATAGACATGAATATCGCGGACACGATAATTGAGCGTCCGCATGGTTTTAAGGTTAATCAACGTCAATTCTATCTATATCCGGTTACTCTTGGGAAAACGTACCTAATATCAAGACTTGTTGAATGTCTTGATATAAATCTTGATATTATAAAGGCTAATCCATATATGGAGGCGTTAAGATTGTGCCAAGATAAGAAAGAGGTTGTATGCCGTATCTTGTCCTACCATACCATCAACAAGAAAGAGGAGTTGTTTGATTGCGACTTGGTTCAAGAGAGGTGTGATTTTTTCCTTAAAGAACTTGATGTCGATAGCTTGTCGCAACTGCTGGTTATGGCATTGTCAGAGGGAGATGTATCAGTGTATACAAAGCACCTTGGAATAGATAAGGAAAAAGAATGGCAAGCAAAAGCTATGAGAGCCAAGAATAATAATAATTCTCTTGTATTTGGAGGTAAAAGCATATATGGCACATTGATAGATACTGCTTGTGAGAGGTATGGATGGACTTTGGAATATGTTGTATGGGGAATAAGCTATGCCAATTTACAATTGCTTCTTGCCGATTCTGTAACATCCATCTATTTGTCTGACGAGGAACGCAAGCGTATCAATATACCTAAAGACCGGAGAGTCATCAATGCCGATGACCCTGCAAATATGGAAAAAATCAAAGCTATGAATTGGGACTAAATGCGACAAATAGAACAATATAAAAGATGAAAGATAAAAAAATCACGAGGGGTTTACAAAATCTCTCGTGATTTGTCGGTGAAATAGAACATTTATTCCGTTAATTCAAACGCCTTAATTCCTGATTTAGATTCTATGAGATTGTCCCCGGATAGTATTAATTTAGAATTTATTTCCACAAAGTCATCCAATGGCTCAAAAGATATTGTATCATTCTGAACTTTATATGACGCCATTATTGTATCATTGTTGTATTCTCCTTTCGTGATAATAGAACATGTCGAATCCATGAAGCATATATGAGTATTTGAATCTCTGCCTATGCCTTCCCATCCCGTTCCCTTAATATCTATCTGTTGGGAACATCCACATAAGATAAGGACTAAAGCGGTTATAAAAATAGATTTCTTTGTTTTCATTCTCTCATTGCTATTCTAAGTGATTCTTCAAGTTTATCTGTATATTTAAATATATCATCTACAGAATCTATCTCTATCATTTCTTTAGATTGGTAGTTATTAATTGGGAAACATATTGATTTCTTCCTTGCCCCGAAATAAAAACGGCATATCCACCAATAACCATTGTCTAAACTAACAACGAAATATGTTTTGTTATCCTTATAAGTTATGCGCGCAACATCTATGCTTTTTCTTAAGATGCTCCTTATGATATTGTAAGCGTCCAATTCTTCTTGTGTCGTTACAACTCCAGATTCTTTGTCCATGTACACAATCCCATCCGGAAGTTTTTTGTTTGCATCTTCTGTTGGGAGATTTACGGGTGTGCTATCTTGTGCTGGAAGCGTATCGCTGGTATGTTCACTATTCTTTATTGCTGTATTGAGCCTATCTGAAATAATATCATTGATAACAGATGAAATGGATTTCCTTACGAGTGGGGTAAACATGTCTATCACTTTCGATGTGATTTGCCCGGAAGTGTACGTCTGACGTGCGAAGAAGCGTACAAATTCTGCTGTCGGTGACGCAAACTCGTTGTTCAATATTGATTTTATCTCTGTAGTGTATTTCAACTCGTTTGCCGTACTTAAAACATCCTCTTCGTTGTAATATGACTTATGGAATTTCTTTAGTTGCTCTATATCCGCATCTGATAAGTCAAGCATATTCACGACAAGAAACGGTTTCTCATCCATAATGTTGATTTTCTCCAAATCTGTATAAAAGCGGTATTCTATCCCATTGGTAAGCACTCCGAATCGTGCTTTTGATGCGACGAAATACTTCTGTAGTTGTGTGTCATGCAAGTTTAAGTCCTGCTTGCAATGTTTGCATTCTATGAGTAGTATCGGGCTTTCGTCCTTCATTATGGCATAGTCAATCTTTTCTCCCTTTTTCTTTATAAGGTCGCAGTCAAGTTCTGGTATGACTTCAAAAGGGTTAAAGACATCGTATCCTAAGGCCGCAATCATTGGCATAATAAATGCCGTTTTCGTGGCCTCTTCTGTAGCTATACTGTCCTTTTGCTTGCTGATACGCTCTGAAAGTTGAACTATTTGGTCCTTGAAATCCATAATTTTATATTATTATATAATGGCAAATATATTTTATATGTTACTATAAACAAAATTAAAGATAAGAAAATAAACGGTTAAAGATGTTTTTAAGTAAATAGTGGCATTGTCTATGTCATTTTATTGTTATATTTGCAATGCCGTGTGATGTTGCGCGGTACATTCCTTATCGAAAAGACCTATGGCTGGAATTCATTTTGATATAACCGGTGACAATTCTAATTTCTTACGTAGACTTCGCGAAGTGGAAAACGGAGTTAAGAACACATCAAAACAGATAGAGCAGAGCGGTTTAGGTATTGAAGAACTATTTAATCGCATGACAAAAGCTGCTGCTGCGTTTGGAGCTGGCTTCACGGCAAAGGAACTGATATCAAATATCGTTCAAGTTAGAGGTGAGTTCCAGCAATTGGAAGTTGCTTTTAAAACTATGCTCGGCAGTGAAGACAAAGCGAACTCTCTCATGCAACAGTTGGTGAAGACGGCGGCTACCACTCCTTTTGACCTTCAAGGTGTAGCCAATGGAGCAAAGCAGTTACTTGCATACGGTGAGGATGTGGAGAAAGTAAACGATGATTTGATACGTCTTGGCAACATCGCGGCAGGTCTTTCTATGCCTCTTGGAGATATTGTGTATCTGTATGGCACAACTATGACGCAAGGTCGTTTATATACACAAGACCTAAATCAGTTTACTGGGCGTGGTATTCCTATGATACGCGAGCTGGCAAAACAGTTTGGCGTAGCGGAGAATGAAGTAAAAGGGCTTGTTGAAGCTGGCAAGGTTGGATTCCCGGAGGTACAAAAAGTTATCATGTCTCTTACCGATGAAGGAGGAATGTTCTTCAATCTGATGCAGGAGCAATCCAAGACAATTACGGGTCAGATAAGCAACATAGAGGATTCTATCTCCACAATGTTCAATGAAATAGGGAAAGCCAATGAGGGCATTATAAACGATGCTTTGTCCGGCGTTTCTTATTTGGTTGAAAATTATGAGAAGGTTGGTCGTTTATTGCTTGAAATTGTAGGTACGTATGGCGCATATAGGGCTGCACTGATTGCTATAACAGCTTTACAGAAAGCATATTCTGCAGTATTAGTTCAATCTGCATTGAATCAAAGATTGGCAGCTGCATCAGGTATAACATTGTCAAATGCACAATCATTAGCGGCAACGCGTGCCAAATTGCTACAGACAGCACAAGAAGCATTGAACAAAACAATGCTCGCTAATCCTTATGTGGTAGCTGCGGCATCTATAGCTGCTTTGGGATTAGGAATTTATAAATTAGTCACCTATCAGACAGAATCAGAGAAAGCGCAAAAGAATTTAAATGAAGCTATAGCTGCATCTGATGCATTAGCTTTATCGGAACGGCGTACTCTTGCAAGACTTAAAGGAGAACTGTCTTCATTGACCGAAGGTACGGTAAGATATAATGAAATAAAAGACAAAATAGTAAAGCAGTTCGGTAAATACTATGACGGTCTAGATGAAGAGGTTGCAAAAGTTGGCCTTACTGAAGAGGCCTACAATAAATTGACGGAAGCGATAAATAAATCGTTTGGCGCACGCCAATATGAGAAGTTTGCTTCGCGACAGCAAGAAGAGTTATCAAACATAATGTCTGAAAACTTTGAGAAAATTCAAGAGCGATTATATGATAAACTTGGTAATGAAGCCGGTTCGAGAATATATTCAAAAATACGTGAGGGCATTATAAACGGGAGTATTGATACTATAGACGGTACTTTAAATTTGTCGGGTCTTGACATAGATACATCTAAAGCTCTTGATAAAGTTGCGGGTAAAGAAGGTGGACTTTTTGATATAACTAATAGGTCAGTAGAAAGATATATATACAATATCTTAAAAGCACAAAAAGCAACTGATGAATGGGACAAGAAAGCTCGTGAACGATTTGGTGTTGGAGATAACAATTCTCCTTCCCAAAACAAATCCGCTGAAAAGGGTATTGAAACTACTTACCAGCAGGACCTTGTAAAAGCAAAAGCCGATTGGGAAAGAGCCAAGAAAGGATATGAAGCGATAATCAAAGACCAAAAGTCTACTTCAAAGCAGGTGAAGGAAGCTAAAGATAATATGGAAACCGCCGAAAAGAAATACAAAGATTTAGGTGGTATTACTGGTAGCTCGTTAATTAAACAAGAAAATCAAGCCAAGAAAGAGTTGGAAGAAAAAATAAGGCAGCAAGAACATCTCTTCGAACAACTTCTTTCCATTCGCCGGAAAAACCAGCAGGATGAAATCAACCTCATGGAAGATGGCACTGAAAAGAAGCTGGCCCAGATTGACTTGGACTATCAAAAAGAACTCGATGCGATAGACAAGCAGCGCAAAGAGTGGGAAAAGGCCCAAAATGGAAAACTGACCGATGAGCAGGAATCTGATTTGTCCGCTTGGGAAGAAAACGCTTACAAGTCATACGGGAAAGGGGTTAAAGATGCCAGTAAAGAGAAGTTGGAATCCGAACGTAAAGCATGGCAGGAGTATTTCATTGAGTTCGGCAACTATCAAGAAAAACGCAAAAATCTTATTCAGAAGTACAATGACGAGTTAGCCAAATTACAAAAGGACAGTCCTGAATATGCCATCAAGGAAGCTGAAAAAAGTAAAGCCATAGAACAGCTCGATGAGCAATATGGAAAGTCCACTAAGGCGATGGCAGACTTATTCGAGGATGCGAGTAACAAATCGGTTTCCGCTATTCAGTCCATCATTGATAAGTATGAAACACTTGTCAAGTACATGTCTGGTACAAAGGAAAGTGACGGAACGAATGTTACACTTGACGAATTGAAAGCGCTCGGATTCACTGATAAGGACATTGAAAAGATAGAAAAGGGTGAAATCTCCATAAAGGACGTAACAGATGCAATCAAAGGGTTAAAGGATGAACTTAAAGGAAAATCACCGTGGCAGGCTTTCGTCTCTGACTTGGAGAAAGGGATAGAAGCCATAAAAAAGGGTGGCAACGATTCCAAGAAAATCGGTCAAGAAATTACCGATATAGGAAATGCTGTGACGTCTTTTGCCCCTGCATTGAATGAGTTCGGAACGGACATTGCAAACATATTCGGTATTGATGATTCAAAGATTACCGGAGCGATAGAGGCTTTGGGTGGGCTTGGACAAACAGCCGCCGGTGTCGGTCAGATTATGAGCGGTGACATTGTGGGTGGTGCCATGAGTGCGGTTTCTGGAATTTCCACTGTAGTGTCTGCGTTGGATGGGATGTTCGGTGCCGATTATTCCCACTATAACGAGATGGTTGAGGAATATAACAAACTCAATGAGATATGGGATGAACTGATAGACAAGAAGCTGGAGTACATCAACACATCCTACGGAGCAGAAGCGGACAAGGTAGGCAAAGAAGCTCTTGAACTTGTCAACAAGAGCATTGAGGCGTACAGAATACTTGGGCGTGAACGATTAAACTCCGGTGCGTCTGTCGGTTCTCATTCCATTGGCAAGCGCATGGCAAAGAACACCTCGTCAAGCGACTGGCAGGACATCGCCAGAGCGCTCGATATGTCTGTCAAAGACGCCAAGGATTTTATAGGTACCGGACGCATGACAGGATTGTTTGACCTGACTACTGAACAGTTGGAGAAACTAAAGTCAGAAGCGCCTACTTTTTGGGCTAAATTAGATGGCGATGTGAGAGATTATCTTGATAAGATTATCGAGGGAGAGGAACGTATTGAGGAAATCCATAATCAGATAAACGAGCAGCTTACACAAACCACATTCGATAGTGTGTACAGTAATTTCATAGATACCCTTATGGACATGAAAGCATCGTCCAAAGATGCAGCCGAAGACATTTCGGAATACTTCATGCAAGCTATGCTCTCCGAGCAGATAGGCACACTTTATCAGGACAAGCTAAAGAAGTGGTATGAGAAGTTTGCAAAGGGTATGGAGGATGGTTCTTTGACGGAATCCGAAAGAAATGCGTTGAACAACGAGTATATGGGCTACATTGAAGAAGCGATGAAGCTCCGTGACGAGCTTGCCGCAGCCACCGGATATGACAAGATTTCGCAAGAATCAACATCCCAGTCTTCAACTTCCAGAGGGTTCGGCACTGAAATGACACATGAAGATGCAGGAGAATTAAGTGGTAGGTTTACCGCTCTGCAGATAGCTGGAGAGGAGATAAAAAATCAAATGATAAATGCAGTTGTTGGATTGAATTCTTTAGTTTCTATTTCAACGTCAAGTAATGCCACACTAAGTAGTATTTTGGAACAGCATGTGAAAACCAACGGATATTTAGAAGACATAGTAAAGTATACGAAGCCGATACTTGACTTTGAGAGTAAATTTGATAGAATGATTACAATTCTTAATAACGGACTATAATATGGCGACAGGAGAATTTTATATAAATAATAAGGACGCTTATACCACGTGGGGGATAAGCATGGATACATCTTCCTTATCATCGCTGATGACCCCACCACCAATGAAAGAGTTTATCGAGAACAAGTCGCGCTTGGAGCATGGTAAACGGGTCATAAAGTCGAATCCTAAGATTGATGAGAGGAATATTACATTGACATTTAATCTCACTGCCAAAAACGAAGAGCAATTTTTTTTACGATACAATTCTTTTTGCGAAGAGCTTGCTATCGGAGTATTACATATCAAAAGTAAATATCAACCAGATGTTGTGTATAAGACTATATATTTGTCATGTAATCAATTCACCCAATTCATGAGGGGTATCGCTAAATTCTCTCTAAGATTAGTAGAGCCTAATCCAGCAGATAGGAGTATAGTGCAAATTTAGGATAAATGTGATTGTTTTTATGTCATTTATTGCTATATTTGCTGTGCAATTGTATGAAGCTATACAATACCCCATATATGGAACTAATAGACATCAAAGACATATCCGGCAGCATTCTCCTTACCACCCTTCCCGATGAAGGTTGTAAACGTAAGTTTACTCTGATGAAGGAGGATTATATCCTTCTGAAATTCAGCTTGGAGAATCCTATATTCTTCAAATATGGTGACTACGTGGAATGCGATTTCGGCATGTTCGAGGTGTGTGATTTGCAGAAACCAGTATTCAATGCCAATACCGCAGGCTATGACTACGAGTTGCAGCTTGACGCCTATTACTGGAAATGGAAAAACAAAATCTTTAAATATACCCCCGAAGTGGCCGGGCAGGAAGCGTCCTGGAATCTCACCGCTTCACTTGATGTTCAAGCCGGTATAGTCCTTAGAAATTTGAAAGCTCTTGGTTATGCGTATAAAGGTCAGGATTTTGTTTTCTCCATTGACAGCACTGTAGAGAATAAGGCGCTACTGATGACTTATGACAACATCAACATTCTTGACGCCTGCTTCTCTATGGCGAAGAAATGGGACTGTGAATGTTGGGTGACAGAGAACATCATCAACTTCGGAAGATGTGAATACGGCACTCCGGTTGACTTTGAGATAGGGGACAATGTGGTGGAGATGACAAGCTCTGAGAGCAAGAGTACATACGCTACCCGTATCTATGCTTTCGGCTCTACCCGTAACATTCCGTCAAACTATCGTCCAGTGGATGAAAGCATCGTGGTTAATGGAGTTGTACAAAAGCGTCTCATGCTTCCCGAAGGAACTCCGTACATAGACGCATATCCTGACATGTCTACTGAGGAAGCTGTAGAGCAGGTGGTTGTGTTTGACGATATATATCCTCGTACTGACGGTCATATATCAAAGGTCATCACCTATACAGACACAGTGAATAATGAGGATGGAACTCAGACCACCGAAACTTTCTACCAATTTACCGATACCGGAATAACATTTTCAAAGGACTACATTCTTGAGGGTGAGGAATTGCATATAATCTTCCAGTCCGGCTCTTTGAACGGTATGGATTTCGGCGTGACTTTTAATCCGATGGGAGAACCGGAAAAGAATGAGGACGGTTCATGGAATCCGAAAGCCCAGCTTTGGGAGATTGTCGCTAATGAGGATTATGGTCGCAAATTACCTGATGATGTCTTAAAACCCAAAGATGGGGATACTTATATATTATATGGGTGGGACAGCTCCAAAATTGCGGATTTGGGGCTTGTGTCGGCCGCGGAACAAGAGCTTAAGGAGAAGGCTGAAGAGTACGTCGCCAAGTCCAGGATAGACCCCAATACATATTCCTGCACAATGATGTCGGACTATATGTATGGGCTGGATGAGGGAGGCAATCAGAACCCGGATTATGCAAAGCATTTTGATGTAGGAGATAAGGTTAATCTAGTCAATTCCGCATTCTTTGAAAGCGGAAACCGTCAGTCCAGAATCATTGGATACGAATGCAATCTTGATAAGCCGTATGACAGCCCGGTATATACGGTAGGCGAAACGGCGTCCTACTCTCGGATAGGGGAACTGGAAGAGCAAATAGAGAATATTACCTTGAAGGGACAGACATACACCGGTGGAGGTGGAAGTGGCATATATGTTATCGGAACGAATGACACTACATCCCCTACAAACAGAAATGTGTATTCGGCTTTGCGTGTTCTGCAATCATTCCTCAGCAAGACCACCAACGACCGCACCCCCTTCCGGCTGGAAGTTGGCGACAAGCTGACCGCGGAGAAGGGATTGCAGATTGGCGAGAGCTTTGTCCCTGGCATTGTAACTGGAAGTGGTGGATTTTTCGACAAGTTTGCCAACGGTGAGGTTGAATCCCTTATTATACGCCGTTTCCTTGAAGTGCCGGAGTTGCGGTTCAACCGTGTGAAGATAGAACTCGGTGACAAGTGGAATGCTCCCGGTGCTGGTATATTTGAGAGTGTGGAACCGGACAAGGACTCGGAGGGTAATCCGCTGATGACCGGTACCGGATACTTGAAACTGGAAGAGGGTGAATACGGCGCTATCGCTGTCGGTGATATATGCATGGGTATCTTCCATAGTGAGAATCCATCGGACAATGCTTCATCTGACAGTGACGACAGCCGCGGTAACTTCATGTTCGCAGGTTTCTACACTTGTTACTTCACCATAACAGAGATAACGGGCAGTGACAACAAGCAGTTCCGCTATCAGCTGCGTCCAGTCAGTGACAGATGGAAACTCACGTTTCATCCGTCAGCGGCCATGCATTTTGTTTCCTACGGCTCGTTTACGGACGAATCCCGTCAGACCTCGCAATATACAACACGCACTTACACCCGTATGCTGTGGAAACAGAACACGTGGGAGATTTCGTCCGCAAACATTGCGATGCAGTACGGGGACCTCTCCAATATGAGCATACACGGATTGGATATGGTCGGATACTCGATGTATCTGAACAGTGTATACTTTACCGGGCGTATAAAGGAGGTAAAGCCTGACGGTACCCCGATATATAGGGCCAATGACCGTGGTGCATGGGTATCCGGCACAAAATACGACTTTTACGATCGCGTATCTCACAATGGAAGCATCTGGTTATGTGTGAATGAAGACGGCACCAATTCAGAGCCTGCCAAAGGAAATCCGGATTGGTTACTTCAAGTAGAGAAGGGCGACCCGGGCGAATCGGCAGTGTTCGCAGACCTCACCAACCAGATGGACAACGTCACCCTTACCAATGACGGTAAGGTTTACCAGGACACATCGATAAGCACGGTTGCCTGGATGAGCTACGGCAGCAAGAAGATGACCCTTACCGGCATAACCTGCACGCTCCCTGCCAACGTCACCGAGACGCACGACGTTTCCACCGGAGAGATAACCTTCAGTGTCAAGCAGGGAGTGGCTCTGGACGGCAGGAACTCGATACCCGTCGCGTTGACCGCCACCTATAACGGCAAAACCTACACCGGGCAGCTCACGTTCACCATGGCAGGTGTCAAGGGTGGCGCCGATGCCGTTCTGTACCGGCTTGTCCCGAGCGTATCTGCCGTGATAAAGGATGCCAATGGTAATCTTAATGTAACATCCGTATCGTGTACACGGTTGAAGTCTTCGGTTTCCGGCGGCACGGCCGAGACCGGGACGGGCGAACTTAAATACTCCCTTGACGGTGGAGCGGAAGTCTCAATCGGAAACAATGCCGGGGTACCGGTATCAAGCTTCCAGAAGAGCATCAAGTTCATATTCTACGTGGACGGGAAGGAGGTCGATGTGGAGACGATACCTCTTGTTACGGACGGCAAGGACGGACAGAGCGTGTCTTCGCTCGGCAGATGGCATACCGGGCTTATCGTGCCCAAACTGGGAATCGTCACGATGGGAGGAAGCACCTTCTGCGCAAAGAAGGAGACCGCCAATCCACCGTTATGGACCACCACGACAAATGACGGCAGGCGCATTACCCAGACGCAGGACGGAGGAAGGACTTACGGTTATATTCTGTCCGGTGAATCAAATACGGAGGAATACGACTTGCTTGTCCAGAGCGGAAAGGACGGAAGCGACGGTACCGATTACGAAAGAGTGTTTATCCATACCACGGAGGAAAACCGCCCCTCCACCCCGGCGACCTCACAGACGGATGATTATATCCCTTCCGGCTGGCATGATGACCCCATTGGCGTTTCCGAATCCCTGCCTTTTGAATGGGTGAGCGAGAGGGAGAAGAAGAACGGTGTATGGGGTAATTTCAGCACTCCTGCCCTCTGGGCCAAATACGGGTTTGACGGCAAGGGAGTGAAGTATGTGGATGTGCTTTATGCAATATCCACAAGCAACACCACCGCTCCGACAACCGGCTGGCAGACAGATGCCCCGGCATGGGAGAACGGAAAGTACATATGGAGCAAGACCGTCACCACGTATTCGGACGATTCCGTGGAGGAGACTTCTCCGGTATGCATAACCGGTGGGGCTGGCGCTACCGGAAAGGGTGTCAAGACCATAACGGAATACTACTACATGTCAACGTCTGCCACAACCCTCGCCGGAGGAAGCTGGAGCACTACCCGTCCTACGTGGGAGAACGGCAAGTACATCTGGACGAAAAGCATCATCACCTATACGGATAACACTACTTCCGAGACACCGGGTATATGCGTTACCGGAGAGAAGGGCGAGAGCATAACAGCCATGGGCAGATGGTATACGGGGCTTATCGTGCCGAAGCAGGGTGTAGTTACCATGGGCGGCTCATCATACATAGCCAAGAAGGAGACCACCAATCCTCCACTGTGGACTGTTACAACAAGTTCCGGTCAGCGAATCAAGCAGACCCAGGACGGTGGCAAGACATACGGATACATACTTTCCGGGGAGATGAATTCTGCGGAGTATGACCTGCTTGCTTCAAAGGGAGAAGATGGAAAACCCGGAGCTGATGGCAAGCCTGGAGTTGACGGGAAACCTGGAGCTGATGGTAAGCAGGGTATCCAAGGCTGCATCATAAGGCATTCAGAATGGAGCAAGTTCAGTGTCCAATACCGTAATGACGAGTCATTGACGAGCGGTACCCGTTATCTGGACGTTGCTCTTGTTAAAGATTCCCAATCGCCGACCGGATGGGAAGCATATAAATGTAAGAATACGCATACAAGTAGCGCATCAAATGCTCCTGGTACATCAGGAGGGGCTTCCTATTGGGAAGTGTTCTCTATGACCGCGTCGTACATCTTTACGTCGCTCATCATAGCCAAAGATGCAAGTATTGACTTCATGCAGGGCAACCAGCTACTCATTAAGAAGAGTGACGGGGAGACTGTGACAGCAGGTCTGTCCGGTTCGGAAGAAGGGAGCAAGGTGCGTATATGGGCTGGAGCGCACGAGCCTGACGACGCCCCGTTCCGGGTGCTGGAAAGCGGTAAGTTTATCAGTACAGAAGCAGAAGTTGAAGGAAGCATTACCGCAAGGACAATGAACCTAAAGGTGTGTACAAATTCAGACAATGAGTCACCCAATGGCACTATAATCCTTTACCCAAAGAATTTAGGGCCTCTTCCGGAATTGGAAGTTGGTACTTGTAGGGAGATGAAGATGATGTTTCCAATAGTAACAAGGGTTCCCCTTTCCGTAACTTTAACTACTGCATCTGCCAATGTGAAGATTGCGCCCAATGGCGATATGTTGAATATTGTATCAAGTTATAATATAGAAGATGCTTATGGGTATCATGAGTTAATCGGATTTAGATATGCCGATGGAGACATAACCTATTGGTGTGTATTTAAAAACTGAAAGAGTATATGAAAGTATTTTATGAAAGCAAGTTAGCGAAATGGCTGCTGTGGCAGGGCTACAGCACCATTACATTGGGATGCTTCGTCTTCACCAAGAAAAGCAAGGAGGAGATGAAGCAGAGTACGCTTAACCATGAGGCGATTCATGTGCGCCAATGGGAAGAATGTATGATTGCATCGGCTGTGCTGCTGACGGTAATCATGCTGTTTACCGGGTTCAACTTATGGGCGTATCTATTTTGCCCATTGTGGTTTTACCTTCAGTACGGGTTGGAGTATGTGATTTCCTACGTGTATCACTTATGCCGTAACCGGTGTTGGGTAAACGTAGGAAATAAGGCTTATGATAATTCCGCATTCGAGATGGAGGCTTATGCCAATGAGGAAATAGACGGTTATCTTGATGTGAGAAAGCCGTTTGAGTTCATTAAGTATTATGGAAAAATATAGGATATAACAAATAACAAGAAAGGAGGAACAACAATGATTTTGCAGGCAGACGGAGGGCACTACCTTACACAGAGTGCGGATGTGCCCATAGATGAAAGGGTGTTCGGGAATACGGCGTATATCAGCGACCCTTCGGAGGCTTCCAAATATCGCCAAGTGTCCGAAGCCGAGAAGGAGCGTATGCTCAATGCCGGAACGATATTGGACCCGTCCGACTTGTCGGATGAATATCTGGACAAGGTGGACACGCTGCATGAGATTATCAAGGAGAACATCAACACCGCAGGTCTGACGGTTGAGGAGAGCCTTAAGCATAAGGAGTATTTCCCAAAGTGGGATGAATTGATTGGCAAGACTGAGCCAATTGGATTCATGTTCTCCTACGAAGACACTTTATATGAGGTAATTCAGGAGCATGAATTTGCCAGCCAGTGGGTACCGGGTATAGGAACAGAATCTCTCTACAAGGTTGTCCAGATTGAAGCGTCCGGCACGAAGGAGGAACCGATATCCTGGAAGCAGGGAATGGAGCTATTTAACGGCAAGTATTACACCGACAAGGATGTACTTTACTTGTGCATCCGTGCCAGCGGTATGGGTATGTCTTTTGGCCTTGCCGACTTGGTGTCCGGTGGTTTTGTGGAAGTGGTCGAGGAATCTTCCGAAGGCACTGTTCTATAACAAGGAAACTTGTTCTTTTTTCGGCCTTCCCGATGCCGTTAATTCGGGAATTTATTTAAACAAAAACGAGTTAATTATTTAAATGTTAAATTAGGGTATCATGTTTTTAAAGCGGATGCCCCTTAAATGTATTAAGTATGGCAGATGATATTAAGGAAAATGCGATGGGTGGAGGAACACCTACAAGATTGCGTGGACTGGATGCAAATGGCAACAGTATCAGTCCGACATTGGCAGAGGTAATAAAAGCAATGCCAGTGGCAACAGAGACAAACAATGGGCTTATGCAAGCTAATGGATTTGAACAAGGTAAGAGTATATCAAATGAAGGATACAATAATAAAATCAGTGCTGGTGTATATTCATCTACTGATAATTTAGATAATATGGGGACTGGAATTTTATTAGTGCTAAGAGGGGTTCGATACATGGCCCATTTATACATTACCAACTCTGCAGGAATATATATTAAAACCATCCGTAGCAATGGAGAGATTTTAAAAGATTGGACGTTGATAAATAATACCTAAATATAAGAGAGCTTTTGAGCCTTCATTTCTCTGCCGTATCCTTTGCCCCTTAAATGTGCAATATTATGGCAGGTGATATTAGAGAGAATGCGATGAGTGGTGGAACTCCGGCACGACTGCGTGGGTTGGATGCAAACGGTAATAGCATCAGTCCGACAGTGGTAGAAGTAATGAAGGCAATGGGAATATACATCTTTAACCTTACGCTGGCAGCAGGTGAAGAAAAAGACCTTGGTGACTTGGGGTACGGTATGTATTTGCTTTCATCCCCCAACAATGCAGCAACTGCTATATTTGCTTTTGGTTCCTATTCAAAAGGTTTTGTGTCAGATGCAGGTTCAAATTTTTACTGTGATTATACAGATGGGACTAAAGGTGTTGCTTTCGGTCGAAAAACGACAAATGGTAGCTTTTTTATCAAAAACAACAGAAGCACTGAAACATACATATTTTTAAAAAGGATTGGTACCTTATGATAGTGGTTCTGCAAGCCATGTGGATTTTCATTCTGGTTATGCCCGTTCTGACCGAGATGGCCGGAACGGGTAAGAGATTGGATAAGAAATGAAAGAGGTAAATAAAACTGTCAAATTAGGTAAGAGTTACTGACTTCCAATCGCTCCAAGTAGAACCATTATAGAATGAACGGATAAATAATCTCAGTGTTGAACCTGGCACTGAAAATCTTTGTATAATCCAATCTTCAGAATAAAGTATTGTTTCTAATATTGCTATTGTATTCACTGGAGCATTGATCCATTTGGAACTGCCTATAATACAACCTGATTTAATCTCATTACAATCGTATGGTTCATTTTTGTTTCCCAATACAAGAGCTGATAAAAAATTACTTTTATGCACTTTCCCTTGGCTATTCCCTCTTTCCACGTACACATAATCTATACTTGACCATATCGGAAACTGGTTCATTGCTATATCTTGCTTCTCTGCCATATTCTTACATTTAAGGGGCGAATCCTCCGGATTATGAAAACTTTATGTTCGATGCTTTATTAATTGCATATAAATTCTTACTTTTAAAGGAGAAAAACAGAATCCTATGAATTACGGTTACATACGAGTCAGCAGTGAAAAACAGACCGTTGAAAACCAGCGGTACGAGATAACTGAATACTGCAAGCGCAAGGGGCTCATTATAGATAAGTGGATTGAAGAGAGTGTGTCTGGTGCCAGGCATCCCAATGTGCGGAAATTAGGCAAGATACTGAATACGATAGACCAAGGCGATACCATATATGTTACGGAACTTTCAAGACTTGGACGCTGTGCGTATATGGTTATAGCTATCATATCTCATTGTCTGATTGCCAAAGCCAATATTGTGGAAATCCGTGATGACAAGCTTATTAAAGATGATTCAGATTCTGTGCAAGATACGTTTTTAAAGGTCTTATTTGCTCAAAGAGAGCGGGAAGATATATCAAGGAGAACCAAAGAAGGTCTTGCCAGGCGTGTTGCCGAAGGACAGAAATTAGGGCGGCATAAGGGTGGGCATAACTCGCATTACAAGCTGACGGGTAAAGAAGCTCTTATTCGTACCATGCTCGATTACGGATATTCCAAGGCTGCAATCTGTCGTAAATTGAAATGCAATCCTAAAACATTGGATGACCATTTGCGGAGAATGTCAAAAAAATAATGTCCTTTTTGAAGGCTACATCCATATCTATCTTTGCATTGACATTCTGTGTCAGTGGAAAATCCCGAATTGGCAGCATGTTTGACATAGGCTTACTTACTTTTGTGGTTGTCTGACAATTTGATGGTTATAAATAAAGTAATAAAATGGGTATGAATGATTGGGTTATGCTGGTGACCGCACTCGGTGGCATCGAGGGCATCAAGCAGCTTATTAAGTGGTGGATGTCGCGCAAAACCAATGCGCGTATTGAGGACGCACATGCTGATGTAGAGGAGTTCAAGGCATTACGGGAGTACAACGAGTTCCTGCAGAAGCAGCTTTCGG